AGGACTACTTCGTTCCTGGGCCTGGCTGGTCGAGGCTTCGGTGGAGCAATGAATGCTCTGGCTGGCTTTGCTGGTGCCCTGTCCAACGTCATCTTCCCGCTGGGGATCTTGGCAGCGGTAGGCATTCCGCTGGCGGCTGAGTTCAAGCATCTGCACAGCAGCGCGCAAGACGCAGCGAACAACATGGATGACCTGGGTGCTGCTCTTGTTCGTGCTGCTGGTGGCACCTACACCAAGCCTCAAGGTGCTGCTCCTACTGCTCCATCTGACAAAGTCACCCCGTTTGGTCAGAGTGAACTTTCTACTGCTACTTCAGGCGGGTTCTCTAAGTCGGCCGGTGGAGACATCGGTCGATTGCAAGGACGTCAGGGCATCAATCGGGTCCGTACCGCTCAGCAATTGATCCAGAACGTCATTGCCAGCAACAACGGTGCCCCGCTGTCCACTGCTCAGCAACAGGCTCTGCGGGAAGAACTGATCGCTGCCTACGGCCCACAAGCAGCACAGGATGTCTATCGGCAATTGAACCTTAAGGGTGTCTCGGCCAGCCAAGCGGCGCTCAACAACGCCAGTCTGCTGGTAGGGGTTAAGGACGACTCGAACATCTTCGAGAACCAATTCCAGGGCACCAACTCGTCCAAGCGGATCAGGGACGCAGTCACTCCGATCGCCAATCAACTCAACACCGGTCAGTACGCACAGGCTGGTCTTGGTCTGGTTGCGATCCAGCGCACCATGGACGCCCAGGGGCTCAGTCAGTCCGGGTACAACGCTGAACGCTTCAGCGCTGCTGCTGGGTCCATCGTCAACCAGTTGAACAAGGGCGTGCCCAAGGACCAGCAGATCAAGATGGACACCTCGACTGTTTACAGTCTGAGCGATTTCATCAATGCCCTTCAGCATGGCAACCAGCGGGCCAAGGATTTCGCTAACCAGTTGCAGCAGGCTGGGGTTAACACCAACAACCTCAACGCTTCGTTCAATGCTCTGAACACGGCGGTGCAGCACTCCACCACAGTTGCGCAGGCACAACGCATCAACGCAACTGGTATTGGAGGAGCAGCAGCAAGTCTCGGCATCAACATGTCCAACCCCAACGACGTCAACTACGCCAGGGACATGGCTGCACTGACGTACGGGGCTGAGCGCGGTAACTCAGCCAACATGCCGATGCTGACCAATACTGCCGCCATCCAGCACGCGATCGAAGAGTGGACCGAGTACAAGAACACGTTGTCTGCGGCTGACCCGGCTATCCAGGGTGTGCAGGCTCAGATTGACTCACTCAACCAGGCGCTTCAGCAACAGAACTCGATCTTCCAGACTCCAGGTCAGATGGCTGCTGGTTACGCCAACATGGCCCAAGGAATGATCAGTCAGTTCGGTACTGGTGGTCAGGCTGGACAGGACGAGCAGACCTACATCGGGATGGCTACTCAGCAGACTGCTGCTGCTGAGGCGCAATTGAAGTCCTACATGGAACAGGTACATCAGTACCGCATCCAGGAGAAGGAAACTTTCTACGAGCGCAATATCCAGATCAAGCAGCAGAACCATGAGTTCGCTGAGCAGATCCGGCAGATGAACTTCTCCATGGCCAACGCCTACGGCAATCCTGCGCAGTTCGTCCAAGCGCAGTACACCGAAGGTGCCGGTCAAGCCGTACTTGGGATGCAGCACCAGGTGCAGATGCTGGCTGATGCACAGAAGGCGATGGACACTCTGCATAAGCAGGGTCTGTCTCGTGATGCCATTCGTCTGCTCGGTCTTGACGATCCGAAGAACGTAGAGCAGGCCCAGCGTTACGTGCAGGACTTCGCACAGAATCCGAAGTTGGTGCAGACCTTCAACGCCTCGATTAAGAAGCGCCTGAAGATCTCAGAAGGTTTGGACACTGACCTCAACAACTCCAAGTTCGCTGATATGAAGCGTCAGTTCGACTACAACGCTCACCAGGCCGAACTTGCCTTTGAGCACGCGCAGAAGCAGAGTGCTCAGCAAATTAGTGAGTTGGGTCAGCAGTTGTATACCAACTTCGATGAGTTGAACAAGGCTGCGATGAACTCGGGGTTGACCCACATCCAGGCCTATGCCAGGGGCATTGTGACTGCCATTGGCAAGGTGCGTAACGTCAGCCAAGCCTTCATTAACTCCACCATCGCGGCTATCCAGGCCAGTGGTGGAGGTTCTCCCACCGGGACTCAGGGTGGGGTGAACCTGTCCGGCTCTCGTTCTGGTGGCGGGGTGGGTGACGTTCCGGTCACCTCTACCTCAACGGTGATGGGAGCCAACGGGCAGAAGCAGACCAAGACCTTCAACACCTATGTCGCTCCCGGCACCGGCTCTACCGCAGGGACTGGTCATATCTCGACCATGTCCACCACCAACCCGAACTCGGCATACGCCGACATGCGGCCCAGTGAAGACTTCATGCGGGCACATCCGGCGAACCCGGCTTACAACCAATCGATTGCCAAGTCGATGATGCCTAGTTGGGCCAAGGGCAAGGAGTGGGCTGCCTGGCAGGCTCTGTGGAACTCGGAGTCAGGCTGGAACCAATATGCCGACAACCCCACCTCTTCGGCCTACGGTATTCCGCAACTCCTCGGCGGCAACATTCCGCACTTCTACTACCGCTACAAGGACTGGCGCACCAATCCTGCTTCTCAGATTGCTGCTGGTATCGCTTACATCAAGGAGCGTTACGGCGACCCGTTGAAGGCGGAGGCACATGAGAGGGCTGTGCACTGGTATGCGCAGGGTGGTGTCTTTGGCTCTCGTCAGCACATTGGTGTAGGGGAGAACGGTCCTGAGGCTGTCATCCCGTTGAATGCAGTGGGTGCCTCATTCGTCGCCAGTGTGGTGGCTCGGACCATCTCGCAGACTGGTCTGTCCCACAGCACAGTGGCGATGACCCATACCCTGCCTCGGGCTAGCGTTCAGATCGGCAACATCCAGCACCATTACGACCAGTCCACCAACTTCACTGGTGCGATCACTGTGATGTCCCAGGACCCGAACGAGATGGCTCGTAAGTTGCAGGCTAGGAAGCGGCTGGCAGCCCTCTCCCGTCCGGTTGCGAGGACTTCATGAACACTTTGGTAGCGGCAGTCTCCCGCGACCTGCTGGGGCTGGCTGATCTGGACATCAACGACCACACCAACTTCATCTTGTCGTCGGACTCGATCTTGTCGGCAACGGTGAGTTGGCGGCGTAACCAGGCCCAGAGTCCCTTCGTGGAGAGTCAGATCCTCATCTCCGCAGTCAGGGACCTGGTGCAGGACTCGGTGGCTTTCGAGGTTCTGGCTGGCAAGGTGCCAGGAGGGCACGCTGGACTCCAGGCCAATCTGAAGACCCTGATCGACGCCTTCAGCCAGTTCAGTTTCAACTTCACCGTCCAATGGGACGGGGTGCCGTACACCTATGCCTGTCAGCCTGCTGACTACGCCATCGACTGGACCAGTGGACGGGCACAGGCTCAACAGTTGAGGGTAAAGTTCTCCCTCTATCGGTCACCGGTACCGGTTCAGGGGGTCTGATGTCTGTCGTCACCGATTACGGCCTCAACTACATCTCAGGGTCGTTCTTCGGGGCTCAGTACGCCGTACCGACCTCGTTTTGGGTCGCCTTGGTCACTGACCTTCCCGACCCGTCAGCGGACGGCACGATGCTGCTGGAGCCTCCCACGGCCAATGGCTACGCCAGGGTCCAGGCCACCAACGACGTCACTGTCTGGGGAGCCCCTTCGGGAGGGGTGGTGAGCAACGTCGTCACCATCTTCTTCCCGGCTGTCTCCACTGCGGACTGGCCTGCCATCTCTGGCTACGTCTTCTGTGACGCTGCTACTGGTGGCAACGTCTACCTGGCTGGGCGACTGCGCATTCCCCAGGTGGCTTCAGTCGGTACCCGGCTGAGGTTCGATCCTGGGGCTCTGGTGCTGAGCGCCAACCAACCCACCCAAGCGATCATCCCAGCCAGTTAGACAAGGCTGACAGACCCCCGGAGGATACGGATATGCCTGCGCTCAGTTCCTATCTGGAGAATGCGCTGCTCAACCATGTGCTTCGGCATGTGGCGATGACCTCTCCCACCACGGTTTACCTGGCGGCGTACAGCACCAACCCCACTGCCAATGACTCGGGTACTGAGGTCACTGGTGGGTCCTATGCGCGACAGGCAGTGTCCTTCAGTGCTCCCGCTTCAGGAGTGGCTACCAACTCCGCTGACATCAACTTCGCCTCGATGCCAGCGGTTACGGTGACCTACCTGGGTATTAGGGACGCGATAACCGGTGGCAACCTGCTCTTCTTCGGGGCTCTGACTGCGGCTCGGGTGCTTGCTTCGGGTGACACGTTCACAGTGCGGGCAGGCGATCTCAACGTCTCGATGACGTAGGAGCCACTATGGGGATGACCCTTGCTGGTGGTGTATTCAATGAGGATTTCAATTACGGGTATCCCTATAACCTACAGATCCCGCTGAGCCCACCTGAGTTCAACTACTCGAACGAAGTCCACGTCTTCGAGGGCAACGTCTTTCCGGAGCCTTACTCGCGTAAGCAGTTCACCCTGCACTACAAGAACCGCAAGGATGAACCTAACAACTACGACAAAGGCGTACATGGTGGATCGCAGACCACCAACTTCTACTACCTGATCTTCCCGCAGATCCAGTGGGACGACGTGCAGACCTTCACCATGGTCGTGCACCTCAGTGCTGCTGCCACCCTGTCCTACGACCGGTCTTTCGACGGGTACAAGACCGACCGGATCTACCTGGTGGTCAACCGCAAGGTCATGCACATGCACTCGCACTCTGCGGGTCATGGTTGGACCACTGACTCCACTGCGCTACGAGCGGGCTGGAACACCATTTCCTGGGTGCTAAAAACCGGTTCCTACATCCCACCTGTCACCCACGGTGGAACCACGGTGAAGGCACGTACCCCACCGAAGTTGCCTAGGTACTTCCGGCTCACCAACATCAACATTTCCGGTCATGTCACCGCACTGCCGGTTGCCCCTTTCCCCTGGGTGCCAATGTCCTCGGACACCATCACCACCTTCCGGGGAACGGTAGAAGCGCTGCCCAGGGTCACCATGAAGGTCACGTCCTACATGGGGGCGGGCAAGCCTTCGGGCGAGTGCGACATGATCGTCAATACCTCGTTCATCACCGACTCACAAACCGAGGCAGATCTGGGAGCCGCCACGATGGCGGCCGACTCCACCATGACCGGAGTGGCTTCCTCGGACCAGTTCCACGAGTCCTATGACGGCGGGTTCGGGCTGGAGTCTTACGGCGACCTGCAACTAGAGGTCCCGATCGACATCCCGCAGAACATCCTGAGCCTGGTCAAGCCGATGGTCTCCACCACGGTGACCATGCCGCAGCCGTTCATCATCCAGGGAAGACCCTTTCTCCCGGTCTACAACTCGGTGCAGACCTCCTCGATCACCACTGCGCACTCCTACGTCTACTCCGATGCTCCCTCTCCCACTTCGATCAACCACGTTCTCCCGGTGGCCTCCACACATCGATGGGTGGCTACTGACGTTGGTGGAGCAGATGATGCAGCCATCACGTCCTGGCCGGAGCACTCGGGTGGACCGGCATGGACCTCAGCAGGGATCTACTCTCCGACCGTGCACCCGCACACCTTCTTCCACAACGAGAGTCTGAGCCTTCAGACCTACGGTCGGGTGGTTCATATGTGGTGGCGCTATGTGCAGCACATGTGGATGGACCTGGGTGCGCCCCAGAACGTGCCCTACACCTGGATGGTGGCAGGCATCTTCCACCCGATGAACTTGCATCTGTGGCAGAACATCCTGGATTTCGGTGCAGCCACTCCCACCACTTACGACGACCAGGTCAACGAGGGAGACGTTGTCTCCATCTCGGACGGCTTCGCTAGTGGTGGGTTGCTGGGTCTGGCCCATGGTGGAACAGCAGGAACGACCTATCTCAACGCGCAGATGTCGGATGGCCACTCGGTCTACAAGGCGGCTACGTTGCCGTCTACCCGTCCGTTGATCCTCACCTTTGTACGGGTGCCAGGGGCGATCAACTGCTACATCTCCGGTTACAAACTGTGGGAGCACCACACTCTCTATGGCGGGCAAGCAGGCAATCAGCAGTGGGTGCTGGGCCGGAGGAAGAACACCGTCTCCGAACTCGCTGCCTCACACATGTCCCTGTTTGAGATCGCTTACTGGAACCGGGCGCTGGCACTGACTGAAGTGGAGACAGTGTCCAACTACCTGCAAGGCGTCTATCTCTTCACCCTCTACAAGTAGGAACCATGCCGACTCCTTGGGAAGTAGACGACGTCACCCAGACGACACTGGGGATGTTTCACGTCGAGATCCAGCCACCTGGCTCGGCACTGGTGGATGTCACTTACTTCCGTAACGTGCCGACACAGGTGTTGTCCTACTCCTTTGCCGATCCCTTTGGTCCTGCTACCGCAGAGATCCAGTTCCCGCAGATCACCATCTTTGATGACGTCGGTCATGGTGAACTCTCCTGGCTGAAGGACTTTGCCAACGTCACCATTTATGTCAATACCGGACAACCGGTAGCCCACACTCCCTTTGACACCGCCAACGGCTATCGCCAGGTGGTCTGGGAGGGCTTCCTGGCCTCGTGGGAATGGTCGAGTGACGAGAGTTCCTCCGCACTCACCATCCAGTGCCAGGGGGCGATGTTCCAGTTGGACAAGTACGTGCAGAAGCCGTTCTATCCTTCACGCCCATGGGCTTACGAGAACCTGATCGGGTTCTGCTTCGATCATGGCCAAAGGCCTTCCCTTCGGACCAAGCCGTTGAAGATCGAGTGGCCGGTGGGCTACACCAAGGTGATGGCAGCCCCGTCTGCCTCCACCCCGTCCTATCTCCAGCCAGTGGGTGTGACTCCGGGGCAGAAGATCACTGGTTTCTTTGGGAGAGACACCGGCTCCTGGGATAAGAGCCTGACCGGCTATATCCAGTCCCTGTTGTCGGTGATGTTCGATGACAAGGGCCAGCAGTGGACGATGCGGCTGGACCGTAATCGTCAACCGGTGCTCTATGTCCGACAGAAGATCAACATCACCCCGACCTACACGGTCTACGCCGGACAGCCTGGGGTGACACTTAGTCTGACTCGGGACCTGACCCAGTTCGCCAACGTGATCTACGGAGAAGGCACCGATGCCTCCGGGGTGGAATGGAACCGCCAGGTGGTGGACGCCCACTCTGGTTTGACCGGCTACGAGCCGATGGCCTATGACCCAGAGGTCTACCCCTACATCAACAACCCCCGCTTCAACCCGAACAAGATGACGGTGGAAGCCAATATCAAGTACACCAACGGCTTCGATGAGCGGCAGGCACTGTTGTCCGCTGGTAAGACGCTCAAGATCGACTCTGATCCTGGGCTGGCCGGGACTATGAGCCTGAAAGTCTCACCCTCAGGTGGACCTAAGGAGTTCATCAAGGCGGGAGAGACCATCGTCGTCTACTTCGTTGTCGGCACTGGCACTCGTGGGGTGTTGTTCAACATCGCTGAAGCCGATCACAACATCAATGACGGCACGGTGGAACTCAAGATCGACAACAAGTTCCGTGACCTGCTCACGCTGGAAGAAGTGCTGGTCCGTACCCGTGACCCGTTGACACCGGTCACCATGCTCCAGATCAACAAGCGCTCAGTGCTGATCCAGGATCAGTACGCCCCCTGGAACTACTCCAAGGGCTCGGGCTACATGCCGCTGGGAGCACTGCCGTTCTACAAGGACATGGGCTCTACCGACAAGTTCCCTTATACCGCTCATGTTAAGAAATACCCGCCCAAGAAGTACCCGCATTTCTACATCGCTTGCCACGCCAATGGCACTAGGCACCAGCGCTGGAGCACGTTCGGGATCAGAATGGCCGAGAAGGGCACCATTCGGCTCACTGAGTTCGCCGCCTATGACCGGGACGGGAATCTGCTGAAGATCCCCTTCCACCTGTCCATCTACAACGTCTATGTGGACGCCAACGACATGCCGTATGACGCTCTGGGGCCATCACCGTTCATCCCCAACGCCTTCGAGAGCGTGGATGTCAATGGCCTGCCCATCCCTGCTGACACTCCCGGTGCCACCACCCTGCCCCAGCAGGAGATGGTGATCGGTTGGGGTCATGCCAACCAGCCTGCTGGTTACTCCCCTGGGGAAAAGACCGCAGGAGACCCGTTGACCGGTGAGTTGATCGATGAGACGCCGTGGACGTTCGACCTGAACTCCAGGTTCCCGCTGGATCGACCCACCGCCAAGGAGATCGAGTCAGTGATCACGATGTATGGCATCGTTTATGCGGAGTATCACGACTATGTGTACTTCACTGGTCGTCTTTACCGTCAAGAGCCTGGAGTCTAGTCATGCCGATGACCAACTACTTGGCCGGTGTGGTGTTGCAGGCCTACTTCACCAACCACTACCTGGGCCTGCATGACAACGACCCCACCACCGCTGGTCTGGCCTCCTCAGAGATATCCGGTGGCTCTTACGCTCGGCAGCGGATCACCTGGACCGCTCCGTCTAACCGGACAGTTGCCAACACCAACCAGTTGGTCTTCTACAACCTGCCTGCCTGCACGATCAGTTACTTCGGCATCTGGGAGTTGGCCACCGGCAGCAACTGTGTCTACTCCCTGGCGCTGCCGACAACTTTGACGGTCAACTACGGGGGTACGTTTATCGTGCCGGTCAACGACTTGGCGATCCAGTTCCAGTAGCGTGTGTAAGGGGATGGAGAGGATCTAAATGGCTGAGCCTCCGATCACAGTCCAGGCGTATCACGTCTCGTCTGGCTCCAACTATCCGGTGCACCGGGTGGTGATCCATGCCACTGCACCAGGGTTGAAGGGGATAGAGGCCTCCGCCAATGGCGAGGCCCACAGCACGGCGGAGTATTTCCGTAGTGCCTCTTCCGGTGGGTCAGCCCACTACATCCGGGATGGGGTGCGGGAAGAGCACTGTGTGCGGGACGGTGCCATTGCCTGGCACGCTCCGCCCAACCCCGGTTCGATCGGCATCGAGATCTGTGCTGAGGCCACCTACTCGCCTGGGCAGTGGACCGACATCGAGCACATCCTCGATGTCGCTGCCGTCCGGGTAGCGGAACTGTGCCACCGGTTCGGGATTCCGGTAGTGAAGATCAATGCGTCAGACCTGCTCGCAGGTAAGAGGGGGATTTGCGGTCACGTCGATGTCTCCCAGGCCTGGCATCAGAGCGATCACACCGACCCTGGCCACAACTTCCCCTGGGGATACTTCATCTCCAAGGTGAAGGCGCACTACGGCACCGTGGTTCCTGCACCCAAGCCGGTGGTTCCAGGGCACCAACAGGCACCACGCTTCCCTGGTCGCATTCTTCGGCTCGGGGTGCATGGGGACGACGTACACGCCTATCAGGTGCAGATGCTGCATCGTGGCTGGAAGGCAATCGGGGTAGCCGATGGGCAGTACGGTCCCAAGTGTGTGGCCGTGACCAGGGCCTTCCAGCAGGAGAAGCACCTCGGCGTCGATGGCATGGTGGGACCAGCCACCTGGAACGCCGCCTTCATTTCACCGATCACTTAGGAGTATGGGATGGATACGCTCGACCCCAAGCCTGGTTACACCACGACAGAGTTCTGGGTCACCTTGCTTACAGTGGTGATCTCGGCGGTGGTGGCTTTTGCCACCCTGTTCGGTCATGTGCTTCCCAAGGACAACCTGGTGGCTCTGGTGCCGACGCTGGCCCCAGTAGCAGCGGGTATTGCCTCAGCCATCTACGCAATCTCTCGGTCCAAGACCAAGCAGGCACACCTTCAGGCCCTGACCGCTCTCAACACCCCGACCCCGGCTGTGGTCTCCCACGGCACGGTGAATGTGACGCCTGTTGTTAACTCAGACGACACGGTTGGTGGCGGAGTGTAACTGAATCTGGACAGCAAAAAGCCCCCTGGCCCATCCCCGTAGGGACAGACCAGGGGGCTTTGCTTACTCCTTGAGGAGCCCTTCTCTTCGCAGTGCATCAGTGATCTGTCGGACCTCAGAGAGTCCGCACATCATCTGTCGTCGTGACTCTTCGGCTTGCTCCAGGGCTTCAGCAACAACTTGTTCAGCCTTACCCCATGTTGCTGGGTTCTCCACCATAGAGGTCCTTTACCTTCTTGAGTGGCAGGTTGTGTTGCACGAGCAGTGGCAGGGATCGGAAGAGACGTGCTTGCACTCGGTGCAGGTCCAAGTCTTCTTCACGTTGTCCCAGATGTGAATGACAGTGTCACCAAGTCGCATCTCACACCTACTTCCTAATTGGCCTTACCTTGAACTTGTTGGTTGAACTTTTCTTCCAGAAGCCCAGGCACTCATCACACAGTGGAATCCATTTGGTGGTGCCTTGATATTGCAACTCGTACTCCGCTGCTTCGCAGTAGAGTCCCTTTACACCGATCATGGTCATTAGGCAGGCGGTCATCGTCTGATCGCTCCTCCCAACGACGAGTTGCACGGCCCACAAGAGGGTCGGATGTTGTTGCGGCGGTAGGTGCCACCCTGACACCCCGGAATGATCCGGTCCACGGTGATGGTGTCGAAGGTAAGCATCTCAGGACAGTTGAAGCATTTGGCTGTCGTTCCGTCCCCGAACGTACGAAGCAGAAAGGTCTTGCGAGCCTGGCGGTCATAAGACGAGCCTCGGACGTTCGAGTTGCTCGTCCCCCGCATTAATCGTGGTCGAAAGAGTAATCGTCCACATCGGCGAAGACGAACTTGACCATTCCCTTCTTCGTTCCGACGACAGGGGAGTAGTAAGAGAACTCCAGTCCCGCTTCTAGCACCCTGGCCAGTGCTGCCGCGATGTCGCTTTCCACCAGGTGAGGGTCGATGTTGGAGCCATCGGCTCCTGTGACGGTGAAGTCGCCGGAAAAACTGACTCTGAGACCGCCACTCAGGGTCAGCAGACTTTCTAGGTTGAGTTCTTTGCGGAGGCGGTTGTACTCCTTATCGCAGAGATCGCCCGTCTCGTGCTTGAAATACTTGATCTCCTTCGCCACCCTCTTCTTGTACTCCTCCAGTTCGGTGTTGACAGCAGGAGTAGCAGGAGTGGTCTTGCGGGCTGTGGTCTTTCGTGCAGTCGGCATTAATGCTCCCAGGGGAGTTCGAGTTGACCCCAGATGTTGCCATCCAGGTCTAGGTGAAAGTCTTCAGGGGTCCAGGAATCACGCGAAGCAGTTACTGAGTGTCCGCACCTGGTGCAGTCCCCCAGCACCGTCATGATGCTGGGGGACAGGTTGATGATGCAGTTGCTGAGCACCCTTCCGCATTGCAAGCAGCGGGGCATCAGACTCCTAACGGATCTTGCGCCACCACACTTCAGCGTGGGGAGGGATGGGTTTGATGATGGACTGTTGGGAGTAATTCGCACTGTCAGCGACAGAGATGACCTCCCACTTGGCACCGCAGTCACAGAGCCAGATTCGACCTAGGTCGGTTTTTACCGGGACAGGTCGTTTTGGATGCTTACAGCGCTCATAGTTCCAATAGCCACCGATCCACCCGGCCATCAGGGTGAAGTAACCGATTGATCACCGGCCTCTTGTTCTTCACCGGTGTAGCCGTAGGAAGAAGATGCCGACTGCCCGACTGCTCCCCGCATCCGAGTAGTGGCAGCGTTGAGGCTGGTGGACAGCGCTTGTGTGCCCTTTGCGTTGGCACCGTAGTTGGAGGTACGGGATAGGTCGATGCCCATCTCCCCCGCCACCAGGAAGGCGTCCTGGTTGGCACCGAGGTAGGTGAAGGCCCACCCGTACTTCTCTTCCTGGTGCTTGATCATCTCCCTGACCTGCTGACTGGTGTACTCCCTGGAGGAGTTCTCCAGGCCATCGGTGATGGTCACCACCAGCACCTTCTCCGGGCGCTGGTCTTCCGGCATCTCACGGAATTGGTTGCCCAGCCGGTTGATGGTTTTGCCGAGTGCATCGCGCAGGGATGTCGATCCGCGTGGCTCGATGGTGATGGAAGGCACGTTCGCCAGGGGCACGTTCTCCCAGGCGGGCTCGTAGAGGTCATCGAAGAGGTAGAGCGAGACGGTGCAGTCTCCCGGTACCTGCTGTTGGGTGTTGATGAAGGTGTTGAGTGCACCTTCCATGTCGGACTTGATGCGCTGCATCGACCCTGATCGGTCCAGGATCAGTGCAGCGTGGGTAAGACCTTGTTTGGTCACGCCTTTACCTTCTCTCTCGGGTACTCGCCGTTGTCGATCTCGATGAAGTCGTCCGGTGCCATCCGGTCATACATTTCCGCGATGACCTTGAGGACTTCTTCCTTGTTGTCCAGGTAGATCTCCTCCTTGGTGTCTGCACTTTCGGAGTAGTGGATCACCCGTACTACGGCTGGGTCGGGCTCGTCATTGGCCAACTGTTTCCTCCTCTTCGGCTACTTTGCCGCTCAACTTGCTCTTGTTCTTGATGGCGACGTACTCCAGCGGAGGCAGGTCACCGGCTTCCCGCTTGCGCTCCACCATCTGTCGAAACGCATACCGGTTCTGCATTCGGAGGACTGTTCGGTTGCGCTTTTTGTTCAATACGCTCCTCGCATTTCTTTCTAGGTATGAGTGAGCCTCACCCAAACGCTGCTCCAGTGTTATCTGTCTTCTTGAAGAGTTCCTGGGGGAACTCGACGCCCTCGGCAACGATGAGGTTGTCCCTGTTGCGGTAGAAGCGAGCCGATGGGTAGTTGTCCATCACAGGCGGATACTTCTGGAACGGACGCCAGGAACCTGGGGGGACATGCAAGGCCACGATCTTCGCCTTGGTTGCCCTGGCCCCCTGTGGTCCCAGGGTGACGTTGCCGTACAACTCGATCACCCCGAAGATCTTGCCTACGGACAAGTTCGATGGGCGGGCGTAACCGTCGCGGTCACTCCAAACGCAGTAGAACCCACAGTTGCACAGTCGGAACCGCCCATACCTGGCGCACTCCACTGCGCTTTTACCGCAACTGCTGCAATGTGCGATGTTCTCCCCGTCCCTCCACGCGAAGGAGTTGTGGTGGGGAGCCGTAAGAACCCCGCCTGATAGATCCCAGTGCCGGTACGCCTTGATGGGCTCGAATAGGAGCGGCTTCTCCGACCGGCTCATGGCCACGCCCTTGCCTGGGGGCGTTGGCTCGTTCACACCGGAACCTTTTCGGGCTGGGGGGCAGTAGTGGGCTCCGCTGGCTCCACAGGCGAGGCAGGTGCTGGTTCCGTAACTGGGGATGGGGTAGTTGCTGGCCGTGGCTCCTCCTCAGGAACGGTCTGGGGGAACGGTTCGATCTCGACTTCTTTCTTCGGCTCACCAATGTCAACCATGAGGACCTCCTAGTCCACGTACTGCGGGTCGGTAATGCCTTTGGCCCTGCGCTCCTCACGTTCCTTGCGCAACTTCTCTCGGTGCGCCTGGGGAGTCAAGGCACGGGCGATGATGAAGAACCACAGGGCTGCGAAGATGAGCACGATCAAGGCAATGGGCCAAGCGATGGTGGAGATGCCACCGAACGTCCTGGCGTCGGAGATGGAGCCACCGTCCTTGTAGACGGCGTTGGAGATGATGGCACCAACTATCAGTCCCATCAAGAGGTAACCGACGCTTGAAAATACGGCGAGCCAAACCACTGAGGTGAAGTCCAACGTGCTCTCCTTTCAGACCTTGAGGAAACGGATGGAGGGGGTGTATTTGATCAAGTACCAGATGGTGAAGACGATCATCGAGATGGGCCAAATGAGCCCGAAACAGATCCCCTGAGCGTCATGACCGTAGTGCGAGCATCGATCGACACCGACGCCAGCGCAGCATCGGTCCAACACGCCTTGCATCCACATACCCAAGAGAGGGATCATGGCGATGTAGGCGATGATGCCGAGCACGATGGTGAGCACAAAGGCCCAAGTCGGCATTGCTTACCTCCTTCCTGCTAGTGGATGGGGTCGGGAACGATGTTCTCGGGGTGGAAGATCACCTGGTAGTGGAAGGCGCTCACTGAGTTGGGAGCAACTTGTTGGACGAAGTAGGACACGTTGTCGCTCAAGCCCAGGAAATGCTTCTCGTACTGGTGCGGGGCTACCTCACAGGTGACCGAGAGTTCCTTCACCGGGTCGTTGTTACCCAACGAGCAGCGGCCCTGGATCACCAGTAGATACTTGTCGGTGATGCCGTTGAAGAACACGATCTGACGTTCGACGTTGAACTGGTCGGCCTGGGTGGACAGGTTGTGGCTGACGACATCAGCCTTGGAGTCACAGGCGACCAGGCTTCCCATCACCGTGGCGATGAGAGCCAGCACTAGCAGAACCTTCTTCACGTTGTATTACCTCCGTTGGTTTTACCAGCCATGTCGTCTGCCTTTGAGGCTTGGCTTGACTCCAAGAGCCGGTTCGGGTGACCACCAGGCCCAAGAGGCGAAGGACTTGTGATGTCTCCTGGACCATCTGATCTTGCGGTAGATGCGGTTTTGCTCACGACGGCACTCCTTGTCATTGCAGACGTAGATGCCGCTGGTCTTACTTGTCTTGGGGCGCTTGATCCCAACCCCGTTCAACAGGGCTTGGACCTTGGCGGCTGACGACTCATCCACCAGAGACCTCCTTTGGAGTTGCGTCGTGATGGGTGTGGAACTTGGGTGGTACGTCCTTGAGCAAGGCACGGACTGACTCGAAGTCGATGGGGGTGTAGGACATGTTGTCCATCCCCACGTCAAGCATGGGTCCGTTGTCGAACTGGAGGTTGGCATGGCAGTGACCGTGTAGGTGCCACGACCCCTTGTGCAACCCATGCCAGTCCAGGATGGGGAAGTGGAACAAAACGATCTTTTGCCCATCCACCTTGATCTCCAGGTAGTTGCGGATCTCAGTGACGTTGGGCATCTCGGCCGAGAGGTAACTCAGCATCTTGGGCTGGTCGTGATTGCCCTTGATGATGTGGATGTTGCCGTGCAACCTGCGCATGGTCTCCAGAGTGGCTTCTCTGCCCCCGAACGAGATGTCGCCTAGGTGGTAGACGTGGTCATGGGGAAGGACCTGCTGGTTCCAGTTGTGCACCAGAGCGTCGTTCATCTCTTCCACCGTGTCCCACGGCCTACCTCTACCCAAGTGCAGAATGTTCTTATGGTGGAAGTGGGTATCAGCGGTAAACCATATGGTAGTAACCATTACTCCCCTCACACAGAGGAGCCCCTCCCCCCTACCTGATGGGGAGGGACTCCGGTCTTCCGCGTCTTCTCCGAACGCGGTTAGTCCTCCAGGCCTACTTCCTTTTTGGCCTGCTGGTAGAGCGTTTGGTACTCGGCTTCGTGCCTGGACTTCAGCACGCCCAGGGCCAAGGTCTGGGCCTTGGATGCCTTCTTCGCACGCTCCGCTCTCTCTTCTGCTGAGAACGCGGGCTTGCGACCCCGAGTTCGACTGGCTGCCAACTCTTCGGTCAGGGACGATGTCACTTCTTCGAGTCCTCTCGATGGTGGGGGCGTTCGAGGTAATACAGACGGTCGATGAAGTAGTTGATCAACTTCATGCACTCTCTGGTGCTTTCGTGCCTGGTGCCGATCCCTTCTTCTTCGACCCAGCCTTCTTTGCGGTTCTCTTCCGGGCTATCGGGGTTTTTGCGGGTGTCATAGCCGCAGACGTAGCAGGAGAACTTCCCTGTCGCTGCACTATGCGTACTGGTTTCAGCCAAGGCTGTTCTCCCTTGTGACAGGTGCAGCAGCACAGCGATATCTCGCATCGCTTATGGCTTATCTCATCGCGGGTCCAGACAGTATCGCCAATTAGAGTGACGCCGCACCAACCTGATCGGTAACTTGCCATATACCTCCCTACGTTGCTGCTGGCAGCAAGTCGTCTACCGTGTCACGCAAGATCGTTTCTACTACCGCTGCTACTACCAGCATAACACGACGTACCTTCCACAGCACGACACGCCGGTTATGGTCGCTGGATAAGAACCTTACTGCCTTACGCAGGTAACGCATCGGGCACACATCCTTCACAGTTGCAACACCATACCGACCACCAACGGGGGTCAGCGTTTTCCATCCATTGCAGGTAAGTAGGTGTTAGGGGGTGGTCTTGCACTTGTTTGGTAGCGCACTCCTGGCATAAACCCCCCGTGCCCTTGAGGACTGGGACTGAATGACTCATATCTAGTCTGTCGCCACATTCACCACAATCGGTGAGGTCAGGGTGTGCGTCAGGTTGCGTTATCCAGAGCCGTTCTGGCTCGTCATCGGAGTAGTCCATGGTTCCTCTCATGACGAAGGCCCCCATCTGGATGATGGGGGCCGTCTCACGTCATCTCGCTAGCGCAGATCTGGGTTGACCTTGTGGGGTCTCTCGGTAACCAGGTCTAAGGCCGCGATTCGTGTAGATGTAGGAGTGATAGAGATCCTCATACACCCACTCGTTGTCTTCGCCCCGCTCGATGGCGTCTAGGACCCTGTTCCAATACTCCTCGATGTAGCGAGGGTCTGCACCCTCGTCTTGGAGCACCCGGAACGCTCTCCAGGTCTTGGGTGGAGGTCTTACCCCATCGATGAAGTCCAGGGCCTTGTCCAAGCCTAGGAGCCAGACAAGGTCCCTGAAGTCCGTTGGCGTGACATTGACGTAGTTGTGGATGATCCGCAGGATCGGGTAGATGCGAGCATCGGAAGACTTGTTCTTCACGATGTAGGCCCGCAATTCCTCGATCATCTGCCGTTGGGGTCTACCACTGACTGCAAGACACGTCTCGGCCTCTAGGAGAAGCCGTGTACGTAACGTCTCTTCGGTCTCTCGTGCGCCGAAGTCGAAGAGAAACAAGGGTCTGAGGTCAGGCCCCTTGCGCTGCTTCGCCATGGCTCCTCCTTTCTGAGAGTAGGGATGGAGAGTACGTACCATGTGATTATCTCATACCCTACGTTCTTGATCAATGGTGATGATGAGTGTTCTCTGGGAACCATATCGCGGTGATGATGACGTAAAGAAAACCTCCTACCTCTATGTAGATGAATAGGGTCAAAAACCCTAGCATTAGGTTCTGTCGCCACATGCGGCGGAGGTGGAGCAGCGGCCAGTAGACCGTCCTGAGGACGGCTACGACGCTATGAAGCAAACTGCGCCTTCACCACGTCTCGGACCTTGTCCCGCGCCACCTGCTGGGCGTTGACGTGCTGCTTGTCCAGGCTGATCGGCCCGTCGTCGTCCGAAGTGGCGACCGGCTCGGACTGCCAAACGATGGTCTCGCCGTACTTGACCTGGCCGACGACACCGTCGATGACCTCGACTGAATTGGTGATGTACAACTCCATATCTCCTTTGTCTTGGATGATCAGGTGGGATGGTGCGACGATCTTGTAGACAGGGTCTGGAAAGACCTCCCAGGTGATGTTCTTGTTGGAGAGGTCGTGGGTGTATTCCCGGTTGGGGTACTGCACCCTGACCCCGGCGCTGTTAGGGAGGTCTTTGACGACGCCGATCTCCCCTTTGGGGATGTTTTTCTGGGCGCTCAGACACCGGATCTGGGTACCGATCGGTGGGCAAGAATCTGCCCCCTCAACAAGTTCCCAGGACTCTCCCTGCCACCTGGCTGAGTGGTTGCGCTCGACTCCGTTGTCATAGCGCACTCTGAAATCCTCGCTGTCCCAACCGCCTATGTGTTCCTTGACGTATCCCTGGGTGCCAGCGGGGATGGCTTCCCTGTTTCCTAGGTCACCAAAGATGAGTCTCTTGGCTATGACCCTGGCCCCTACTAGTGGCCTCATGGGACGTCCGCAGGATCGACTACCTCACCGATGTAGACGGCCTGCTGATCACCGTGGTCGTGACGAATTTGAACCTCCCCCTCGATTTGCTGGATGGTGGGTGGGTTGGCGATGGCCAGTCCCTGCTCGCGTGCCCCCTGAAGGATCTGGGCGATGAGATCGCGGGGGTTGGGCATCTTGGCGAGCAGATCCTTGGCCTGGTCCACCAGACCGTCCAAGATGACGTCCTTCTGCATCGTCAGCCGCTGACGTTCCAGAGCCTGGATGGCTGTCATCTTCTGGTGGGAGACGATGTTGTCGGCCTCCTTGAGCGCCCGGTCCTTTTCCGGGATGGAGACCGTGATCGGGCTGAAGGAGCAGTAGACCCCGTTGCCATAGCGGTCTCGGGCAGTGATGGTGTAGCCCTCGTCCCGCTTGGCCCGGACCCAGGCATCTGCTCGTTCTCGTAGTTCTGCGGAGACGACCTGCCACTCCGCCTCGACCTGACGAGCCTGGCGTTCCCGCTCTGCGAACTGCTCTTCGATCTGACGGGCACGTTCGATCCGCAGTTGGTTAGTGAAGACCCCGAGATCGCCCTTGAGGGCCTCGAACTCGCCGTCGATCAACTTCTGCACGTCTCGCCGTTGGGTAGCGGACATGGGCTTGGCCTTGGCCACTTCAGCCCGTTTACCCGGCGTCTTCTCCGTTGTCGCCGGAGTCGTCTCCGTCGATTGCTCTGTCACGATCCTCCTCTTTCCATGCTTGTTTCTGGAACTTGTAGGTGTCCCAGGCGAACAAGAGAGCGACCCCGAATCAGAAGGGGTCGCTCTCTATGGCAACGATGAACATCCCTAGCGAGGCGAATGCGAATACCCACGCCAGGGCTATCGGTTTGTCCGTTTCCACTCCTTCCTACGGTCTCTGAAGATCATGATTACTGGCCAGCCCTGAGCGATCATGGTGACGGCAGGTAACGAAGGGTCAAAACCCAAAAAGATACCGCTGATGAGAACAGCAACTCCCAGCGTCAGGAAGATGGTGCCGAACCACAGCAACACCTTCTGAACTCTTCTCACCAGTGTCGGTTGGCCACTGCGAGGAAGGCATCCTCGTCCATCATCAAATGCAGCATCTGGGCGATCATGGCGTCCTCATGGGGCAAGGTGCCACCAACAACCCCTGCTTCTGCATCTGCTGCCACCCGCATTGCGGGATGGGCACAGTAGGCGTGAAGCCCTCTGCCTTCGTCCGCTTCGGAGAGAACCTGACGGACGTTGCCCGAGGAGCCGTGCAGGATGCGATAGAGCGTCCCCTTGGAACCTCGGACATGGAAGTGCTTGCGGACCTGGTACTCCTCCCGCTGTTCGGGCGTGAGCAGCGACAACAGCGTCTCGTGCGCTGTCTTCTGCGCCTCTGCCCTTGCCACGTTTTCGGCCTGGACCCGCTGGAATAGTGCCTCGGCCTGCTGACGCTCCCGCTCTGCCCTGACAGCAGGGTCTTCGATCGGACGGGTGTAAGCAGGTGGTCTGACTCCCGCAGCACCAAAGGCGTTCACGGCAACAACGGAGTTGCCCTGCAACACTCCCTGGTAGGGCTGGACCCACTGTGTCCAGGTGTTACACCCTTCGATGCGGGCGTAGTTGCTGACCGTGACGGTCTGGTTCCAAGCGTTCCAGGATGCATAGTCAACTGCCATGGTCATCCTGTTCGTGTTGTTGACGTAGATCTGGTCGTTCACCTGGAACACCCATTGACCTGAGGTGTTCTGGGTGTTGGAGCCCAACTCCACTCGGAAAACCTGCTGGTTGGGGTGCCAATAGGTCTCCCTCGTGAGTGTCGCCGTTGTTCGGACTCCAGGGGTTTCTACTACGTTGAAGTAGGTGCCAACCTGCCCACCAAAAACCCCGGTTGGTAGACCAGATATGTGGTTCATGTTGTAGTAGATCAGCCAGCGTTCCTTGCGGCGAAGGTTCAGTTTCTGTTCCTTCTCCGTGCACTCGCTGATCGGCTTGTGTCGCCAGACAGCCGCTGCACCCGTCTTGAGAGGTCGGACTGTGTAGGCACCACGGCAGTGAGAGCATTCACCCCACCCTGTCGAGAAGTGTGGCCGATTATTACGCAGCCGGTAATGGCTGATGGCCTTGTAGAGACTTCTTGGCGGTTGACCCGCCCCTGGACAGTTCATCGACCACCATCTTTCTTCCAGATGATGACGTACTCGTTGTCACCAGCCCTGAACGCATAAGGCGTGTAGTCCTTGCGCTCGATGTCTGGTCGCAGGGGCGACCCCCACAACTCTTTCGCTCGTTCTATCCCGAAGGAGTGAGTGTCGGAGTTGTGGAAGCCGCCCCCTAAACCACATACGGGGCAAGGTGCTTGGTCAGCCACCGACCAGACGCGGGGCCATGATGATCTTCTCGGCGGTGGGGTCGAAGTCGCTGATCTTCTCGCCCTTGCCGCCATCGGCCTTGACCTTGAAGGCGTCGTAGCCCTTGTCCTTGAGCCGCTTGAAGGTCTTCTTCGCAGCGTCGATCTCGTCCGGGTTGTCCTTGCTCCACATGAAGCGGGAGTCCCCGGAGCCGTCTAGGGCAAACAGGCAGGACTGGCCCTCAGGCAGGACCGCCTTCTCCGCTGTCCCCCACGACTCCTTGGCTGGTGTCTCCGGCAGTGTCGCTGTCACTCTGTTCCTCCTGGTGGATCTCGCCTTGCCCCTTGCAGGCAAGGACTTCTGGTTCATGGTTGGCGAAGAAAACTCCTGACTGTGTTGGCTCGCCACACCAACAACAGGGTTGAGCCTCAGTTACCGGCTCGAAGGTTACTGCGACAGGGATTGGTTTCGGATCAGGAAGTCGATGCCAATCCCTGTCGCACATCAGATGGGCGTTCACCCATCCTCCTCGTGTAGACGTCCACCCTGCCCTTTGCAGGGTGTCTTCTCCGGGTCGCTACGAACGTAGATGCCGCTGATGGTTGGTTCGTTGCAGAAGCAGCAGTATTCCGGCTCTGGGTCTTTGAGCCGGTGAGGAGTACGACCGTTGGGGTTACGTGCATCCCAGCAGTCATTGCAGATGGCATGAGTCCATTTGGTGCTCATGCCTTCCTCTTCTTCAGAACTTCGTACCGCTTCTTCCACTCCGCACACAACTTGCCTGCGTTCTTGGCATCGTTCTTCATGATGCGCTTGGTGCGGTTCTCTAGCAGGTGGTCCTCATTCCAGTAGCGCTGGAACGTGGGCTTGTTCTTTCGCGGATGCTTGACGCTCCCGCTCACGGTTTCGTGCCTCCTTATTGTCTGCGATGCATTGGAAAGAGTTACGACAGTCGTCACACAGGAGATCCTCCTGGGTGGCTACTGGCTCGTAGTCACTTCCTCGGTTGCAGGTGACGCACTGACAGACGACTGGTCCCAACGACCCTCCTCCCTCGCCTTGGTGATCTCCCGGACCCAGGTCCGGGTCAAGTGCTCCCAGAGCAACGTGTTCTGGCGGTTGTTGCACTGGTTGAAGAAGTTGACCGCCTCCATGAGTTGGGGGTCCTTCTGCGCATCCGCGATCGTTGCTATGTCGAGCAACTGAGGGGTCAACCCGTACCGCTGCTCGATCTGTCGGTAGGTGAACCCGTTGAGGTAGTCGAAGACCTCCTGGTCCATGGCACAGCCGATGGATGCCGCCATCAGGTTGCGGTCACCGTCGCCACCAACGCTCAGCACAGCGTCAGCGAACTGCTTGTAGTCGCCCTCCTCCAGCAGACCGTGCATCTTGGCGTAGAGAGGCCAGGTTTGCCCTAGGACGCACATCTGGTCGCTCTCCAGATCGAGGAGAGTGAGGTCGATGCTGTCCTGCCAACCGGGGAGGATCTTGTCCAACAGGTCCATTCCGGCTCGGACCTTCTCGGTGAAATCCGGGAGTGGGAACTCCACCGGGTCGGTCTTGATAGCAACGCCATCGAGGGTGGTGACGTCGATAACGGCGGAGTCACCCGTCGCCTGGAAGGAGTCTGCGGCGCGCAGATATTCTTCCATCTTCTTGGTTCCTGCGGCGGTAACCACGTTGCCCCACTTGCTACTGCTCACACTTCCTCCTCTGCCTTGATGAGGTCCTTGATCGCGTCGGTGAAGACCTCAGCAACCTCGGGCCAGGTGCGATAGTCATTGTCGTTCCAACCGGTAACGACGTTGACAGTCATTTGAGCCAACTGCCGAACGAGATCCGGTTGTGTTTCGGCGGCGTCGATGAGAGTCTTGAGAGGAACATGCCAGAGCCCCATTACTTCGGCGCGGTTGGCCAGGTGTGGCCACTGTGTATCGAGATAGTCCAGGGGGAGGTTCTTTCGTCTGTAGATGACCTGGGCCAGCGCTACGGTGGCGATTGCCACCTGGACGTTGAGTGTCATCTGGGTACCCCAACCCCGGTATGAGTCCCTGTCCACGTTCAAGTTCTGGGCAAGGTTGGCCAGAGCGATGGCACCGATCGCGCACACCGCATTGTTCGTGACCTTGTTCTCCGTGACCTTGACCAAGGTGGGGTCAAGGATCTTGACCCTGTTCTTGTAGTGGTATAGGTCCTTGAACTCGTCCCACCCGGTCCATCCGGTGACGATGTCACCGTTTTCGAGTTCCAGGATGGGGTGGGTGATGATGCTGAGGGACTCCTCCAGGAGTTCCCTCGCGCTCTTGTTGCCTTCTGTCATTTACTTCACCGTCACCTTTGCGAAGAGGGATTCGACCACCTGGTTGATGGCCGACTGTGCAGCCTTGGCTGCCTTGTTCATGCCGGTGTCCCCGACCTGCTTGACGCCCATATCCGGGTCAGCAGCCTGGAAGTTGTCATCGTCGGTGTAGACCTGGTCGCTCTCCCACACGACCGTGCCGTTGTACTCCACGATGGCACGGTAGCCACCCTTGGCCTTGGATGTGTTGGCCTTGAACAACTTGCCTGCCTCCTCGGTAAATGTTTCTTTGGTTTGGTCTGGATTTGAACCGGATGGGCCGTTGCGCCAGGTGGCGATGTAACACCCGTGTGCGTCATAGAACTCGATCACATCGCCGTGAGTGGGATACACCCAGTTGTGATGGGGGATGAGAGGTTTGCTGCCTGTGCCTGGTGGTCGGTAATCGGTGTTTATCGAGAACTTGGGGTTTGTGGAGTTATCGATATATGACTTGTTATCGATCTTCCCGTACCAGCCGATCATTTCGTCGTAGCCCCTACGGGCAGTAGCCGTGGTGTGTTTTGCATAACCTCCTTTCGCATCGCGCAAGATGGCGTAGGTAGATCTTTGGGCTAGAGATTGCCAGGACTCGCTCATGTGCCTCCGTCCTCAGGAGAGGAAGCGGATGGTTGCCCGCCCGCCCCCCGCCTGAAGAAACTTGATCGCTCGCTTACTTCTTGGCGATTTTGGAACCCGGAACGTCCTCCTGCGACACCGGCCACAGTTGCGGACGCTTGCTGGCGTCGGTGAGCACCATGCCCTGCACCGCCTGGGTGGTGGTGTCGGTGACCACTCGGGTCATGGCCTGGGTCAGCGTGTCCGGCGTCTTGCCCTCGGTGGCACCGTTCATCAGGTCCAACTGCGGGCGAAGACCCAGAGCCGCGTCCACGAAGTCGTCCGTGGTGAGCAACTCCGGTGTGCCATGAGTCCGGGCGATGTTGTAGCGCACCGCACGGTCGATGGCCTCCTTGATGAAGGCGGGGAGGAAGCCCTCCATGGACTTCCCGATCAGGTCGTAGTCGAGGTCCGTGCCCAACAGGTTGGTCGGGACCGTGGCTTTGATCAGGTTCTCCACGCCCTGGTGGTCGAGAGCATCGATCTGGATGACCGCGTCCAGCCGACCTGGCCGGACCATGCCCTTGTGGATCAACTCAGCGTGGTTGGTCGTCATCACGACGATCAACTCGGTGCCCTTGGCGGTGATGCCGTCGAACATGTCCAGCAGTTGGCTGACCTTGTCCGGGTCGCCTCCCTGGGCGATGGTGTCCACGTCCTCGTAGAACACCACAGCGGGCTGGTAGAGCAGTGCCGTCTGCATGACCTGGCCCAGGTCGTCCTTGCCTGGGCGGCACTGCACGAAAGTCCAGCCGTTCTCCACCGCCACCTGACCGGTGAGGGCTGCTGCCAGGCTCTTGCCGGTGCCGTATGGGCCGGAGAGCAGCACAGCACGCTTCAGCGGGAGTCCTGCTGCCCGCTGGGCGTCAGAGTGCCGGAGGACACCCCAGACGTTGGCGTCCAACTGACGCTCCACGTCGTCCTTGTAGACCACCTTCTTGCGGTCCACCGAGTACGGGTCGATGAACTGAGGCATGGTGGCACCGTTGAACGCCTTGCCTCGGTAGATCGAGTGCTCTCGCAACTCATGCTCGATGGCCTTGAACAGACCCTCGACGTGACCCCGATACTTACGGGGACACTCCACCGTCAGGGCAAACAGTGGTCCGAACTCCGGGTGGTTGCTCTGGCCCAGGTTGAGTGTGGCCTGGAGGATGGGAAAGTCGATCGTGCCCCACGGCACCTGAGCCTGCTGTCCCACGCCGACGTCGATGGTGATCAACTGCGGCGGGTTCTTGCCGAAGAAGGAGTAGGTGGCCTTGCCGATGCCGGTGGTGCCGAACACCTTCTTCAGTGCGAGTTGCATCGCCCACGCCCCGTCCCACGGACGGTAGTTCATCACGCGGGAGAACTGCGTCTCTTCCTCTTCCTGCTCGATGTGCTGAGTCAGGAACTTGATCGCGGAGCGAGGGGTCATCGTCGCCGGTAGGACGATTCTGGTGCCCTCGAACACGATGTCATCGTCGGCAACCCGCTTGCCGCCGAGTTCGGCCAAGGTCTCCAGTAGGCGCTTCTCCGATACCTGCTCTGCCTTGGCCTTGCGGTCGTAGTCCTGCGATGCTGCTGGCAAGGTTTTCCCTCTCTAAACGAGTAAGCCCCTGGACCGTGTTGTCCAGGGGCGGTAAGTGGTGACCGTCAGGAGACGGTGAGGGGCGGGAAGACACTCGACAAATCCCCGTCCATGCCGTCGTCTGCCATGCGCAAGCACCCGTTGCAGGTGCTGTTGCCTTCGTGCTCGTGGTAGACGGACTTGCGCTGCATCACCTTCTCCACCCGAACCGATTTCTTCACTCGGGCGGGGATGGCGACCTTTGCAGCAGAGGTCACGGCTTCATGGATTTCCTTGAGATCTTCAATACCTAGGAATTCTCCCCCTCCACGCTCTGACTCTTCGCACACGTCGATGACGAGGCGATATCGATGACCCATTAGTTTTCCTTCCTCTTGGGCCTTCTTTTCGAGGTTTTTCTTCCGGGTCTCCCAAGACTTGCGAGCCGCTTCAGCACGAAAGGCTTTGAGTTGCTCGGGAGTCATGTTGGCGATCTCTTCTTTGCGGCGTCGATTCCGTTCTTCGATCGTGACGTAGGTATCAGGGTCAAGACCCCTCTTGATCAGCCTGGCCCTGGCAGCGTTGCGGGATCGCTGGGACAGCAACTTCTCCCGTTCTTCCTTCGACATCCCGTAGTACGCAGAGAACGCCTTTCGGGACTTACCCAGGACAAACCCTGGTGGGAGTTGGGTGCTGTTCTCCGGGTTGTAAAGCCGGATGATCTTGGCACCTGTCTCCGGGTTCTTCGCCACTTCATAGGCGGCGTTCCTGAGTATCTCGTTGGCGATCATCCGAGCCCCGGTCTGGATCTGCTGATCCATTGTGTGGCGCTTCTTCCGGGGTGGGATGTAGTTGGGACTCGCATCAGGATGGGTTTTACGCCAGTTATCAATTCGAGCGCGCTCTGCCTCATGGGCAGCCTTGTGTGGCGGTACATGCTCCATGAGATCCCTGAGGACCTCGTTGTAGTCATGCCAATAGCCGTCCCGCAAGAGTTGGAGAGCGTGCTGATGCATAACGCTCGTCCGGGGCATCGATTACTCCCCCTTCTGCTTGGCCTTCAGTGCGTCCACGACCAGCGAGATGATGGCCATGGCCTCTTCGCCCCGCTTGATCATGTCGGGGATCTCGACCAACTGGGCGTCGGCAACGATCCCCTCGATCCGGTCTTCCAGGGCTTGGAGTTGACCGGTACCTACGTAGAAGTAGGTCTTCGGTCCCTGCTTGGACGCTGATCGGGGTGACAGCGTGCCAGCAGCGGTCGCTTGGATGCGACTGCGGTAGAGGCTCTTGAGCCGCTCCACTGTTTTCTTCTGCTCCGCACCTGATCGGGACCGGTTGATCTCGGTGACATGCTGGTCAACCTCCTTGGAGGTCAACTGGGCCTTGAAGGCAAGGTCGGCCATGGCCTCGAAGCCTTCATCGGTGCGTACCGACCCGAGTCGTGCCTTGATGCCAGGACCGAGGGAGTCCCACTCTCGGGACAGCAACCCGACCCGGTGTGACCGCTCATCGGCCTTGGCCTTGGCCCATGCGCTCTGCACCTGCGCCTTGGAGAGGTTGAGACTGGCTGCCACATTCTCCTGGCTGGAGGCACCTGAACGAAGTAGATAGACGGCGTGCAACTGCCGGTCCTCGACCGAGTTGGGCAGACCGTGCTTGGCGTTGGCCTCGTAGGTCATCTGCACGATGGTGGCGGGCTTGGTGCTGCCGTCCAGTACGTAGGCACTGAGTGGCTCGCTCGCTTCTCGGGCAGCGTGCAGACGGTGGTTGCCGTCCACTAGGACGTACTTACCGTCCTGTCCCTTGTAGGCGATGACAGCGGGGAAACGGTCCCCACGCTTCATCGCTTCGGTGTAGGTCTCCAACTGGGTCTCGTTGAGGACCTGGTTGATCCGAGCCTGGTTGCGCAGGCTCTTGTCGAAGTCGAAGTCATCGGCACTGAGATCAGGAGTGAAGGTGAAGAGCACTCCCTTCTCGCTGAGCCATGCCTCGATGTCCTCCCGCTGCGCACGGTGGCGCTGCGGTTGACGGGATCGTGCCATGCGTTGTTCCCTTCTACTCATCCAGGCCGTCGAGGTCTTCGACGTCCATGTTGTTCATTTTCATGAACTCGGACAGGCTGATGTTTGTGTTGGGTTTGGTCTCCGGGTATTCGTTGTCTCCCCGGTTCTTCTTCTTCGGTTCGGGCAGATCTACGCCTACTCCGTTGAGGCCCATGGCCTTCGCGTATTCGATCCCACCGAAGAACATGAGACCACCAATACCTGCGATGGTCTCGATCATCGCCTTGGGCGGAGAGTCACCCTCGTTGATGCGCTGAAGGATGGGGACGATAGAGCCGACTGCAATGCCGGTCAACAGTCGGTAGAGCGGCTCGAACTCATGCCGCAACTTCTCGTCCCCACGAGCCAGTGCCAGGGTGTACTTCTCCCCACGGTCCAGGCACTCGGAGATGGTGGCAAGACCGATCTCCTGATCCAGGTCCAAACCGCCGGTGAAGATATGAGCAGGGACCATACCGATCACGTTGCCCAGTTCGTTCTGGAGGTCGTCTGCGTCGTCAGGATTCATTACGTCCTTTCCGCTCCAACTCATAGTTGTGGATGGCCAAGGGGTTGCAGATCTTGCCGTGTGGCCAGGTAAACCAGCGAGCAAAGAATGAAGTGCAACCAATGGTTCGGCAGGCTATTACCTCCACCAGGCTCATCAGTTGCCGGTTCAGTTTCTTCACCCGCGAGTAGGCCATTGCCATTCTCCGAAGCCGGTGCCGAACTTGACGTTGTACTCGCGGTAATCCTTGCCGAGGCCATGGACAAGGAGGTCCACCGTGGTGTCGTCCGGCAGCATGTCGGCTACCTCAGCAGGTCGTGCTGCTGTTTCATGGGTAACGGATGGGTCACTTGCAGACGTGACCTTCTGGGGCTCTGGACCCCAGCGCTTGGAAACGGCCTCGACGCAGGTGTCCTTGGTCCTGATCACGACAGCAGGAGAAAAGACGTCGTTGCCGGGTCCATTGTCGATCTTCGACTTGTAGATCACGATCCGCCCAATGGTTGGTTTGGGCGTTTCGTCTGGAGTTACTTCAGTCATTACTCTCCTTTGGTCGGTATACAGATCAGCCAGGAAGGCTTCCTTCTCAGCCTTGGTCATTTCGGGGTCACCCCTCGCGGCAGAGCCGTCGCCGGTCACAGCGTCGCCCACTTCATCGACCAGCCCTCGTCGGCGCAGTCGTGCCGCCCCTCATGCCCCTTCCGCTTGCCGCAGCGGTACAAGATCGTCCAGTCGGACTTGTCGAAGGGGTTGCCTGCGGCCCGTCGCACGGCCTCGCACCGTTCGGCCTCGGGTGCTGCAAACGGGTAGCGGGTCCGCTCGCGCTCGCGTTCCTGTTCGCGCCACTCATCGAGCGGCGTCGCGGCAGAGCCTGACACTTCGTAGGGCATCGTCTGGTCGGCGTAGGGGTCCTGCCCGGCACGAGCGCGGTCCATCATCCGGTCGACCTCAGCATCCTCGGTCACTCGGTCAGCCCGAGCGCGTTACGGACGACCTGCCGGACTTCCTCGGCACCGTCGAGACGACCGCTCTGATAAGCGGCGTCACGCAGCGCCAGAGCGTCTTCGACGGACATGGTGTCGGTGTCGGTCACTGAGCCCTCCTGTGGGCAGTTGATGTTGTGCTCCCTACCGGGAACAGTCGTGAAGCAGCAGGCGTGGTCATAGGGCGGCGAGGCGGCAGAGCCTTCACCAGCGGTCGTCACGGCACCTCCCGCAAACGATCAGGGGCCGAACACGGCTCCGCTTCCACGCTTTATGCTCGCGCCGTAGGTCGGCGCAGTAGGCGCAGGAGCACCCTCGGCAGCCTTGATGGTCGCCAACGCTGCACGGCTCGCACGCGGCAGAAACCTCATCGGACACAGTGCTCACATCCCTCGCGGCACGTCCATAACGGGAACACGAACGCGCCGAGTAGTGGAATGGGGATGACCAGCGTGCGGCGGCACCACTCGTCGCCACCGAGGCTTGGCCATCGCCCTGACCACTGCCCGCGCCAATAGCGCCACGGTAGGCGGTTCGGAGCCTTGCCGTGCTTTGGGTTGCAGTACGGGCAGTCCTCGCACCGCTCGCAGCCCCATTGAAGGTTCTCGGCAGAGACCGTGTCGTGAACGGTAGTGGTCACTTCACTTCTTTCTGTGTCGTCCCCCATGCGCTACCAATCTTTCTCACCACTTGTGCTGTCTCACAGGGCCAAGGTGCTTTGCAGCACACGCAGTGGTTGTAGTCGTCCGGTTTGTGGATTGCGGTCAAACGAACCAGTTGGGCGGTGGCGAACATGAAGAAGTCCATCGCCCTGGAGAACTTGCGAAGGGCTTCCTCCGCTTTGTCTCGCCACTGGTCCGCTTCGTTGGTACGTGCTTGTGGTGGCATCTACACCTTTTTCTTGTGGAAGATCTTGCGAAGGATTGCAAACTCCAGTGCTGCTATCCCGAGGGACTTGGCGACAAGCCCCAGCAAGAAGAGGAAGAACAACACCAAGCAGAGGCTCAGCATGACGGCGATGAGAACCTCCCAGGCTCCTGAGAAGAAATACATGCTGACACCGATGATGAGCAGCCAACCGATCCAGCGTGCTGCTCTGGGCTGGCTCATCAGAACTCGTACCCGTCGAGAACGTAGACGACGGTCTCCAACTTGGAAGTGGCCATCATCTGCATCATCCAGAGGATGTTGCCTGGGGTCTCACCGATCTTGCGCATCTTCCCTCTGCCCAGCCAAAGGGACCGCATCGGTCGGACGAGTTCGTCGTCGTACTTCTCGTACAACTCGTTCAGCGCTGTCACAGTGGCGAGGTACGAGTCCTTGTTGAACTCACCCTCTGATTGCCAGCCGTGGGCAGGGTCGTGGTTGACGATGCCGTGCAACCACAGATGGTGCTCGGGGACCTCGTGGGTGACGATGTCCCCCAGGTTGTGAGTACCGGTGTCCTTGAAGTCGGCACAGTACATATCAACGATGTCGTTGACGACGCCGTAACCGGCTCCCTTCGGATGCACGCCCAAGGTGTTCAGCGAGAACACGATGTGGTCGTTGCGCTTGAGGTCGTAGAAGATGTTATCTGCAAGGATGTCGCGGATGGGCATGGTGGTCCTTTCACGCACAGGCCCATGGCTCATAGCCACGGGCAAGGAATCCCCGATAGGCAACCTCGTTCTGTAACCACACCGGGGCGTTGAATGGGTCACTGAGGTAAGAGGCATTGCCTCCATAGGTAATCCAGAAGTCTCTGTTCATCTGGTAGAGCCCGTAGTAGGTCACACCGTTATGGACAGAGACAACTCTTGGGTTGTCAGTGCTCTCGCAGTAGATGATGCGTCTTACCCGCGCCGATGCCGCCCATTGCTCTGCTGATGTGATGGGGGCAGCACTCGCACTGACGTGTGTTCTTGTTCTAGCGACATGGATCTTGACAGTCGCTCTCTTCTTCGCCGTTGTGAGTCCAAGTAGTTGGAGTGCATGACGGCGCTGGTCGCGCGTGCTTTCCGCAGATGCCGGGCGGTTAGCAACCATGCGATGAACGTCACTAACACTGCTGGCAACAGCCACAGTAGTTCCATGTTGCCTTCCGCTTATGAGGGCATCAGTCAGGAGAACTACTCCCAGCAAAATGCCAATCAGAACCTTCACGGCCTGCTGATGCCGCTGCACCATCACTTCCTTTCGTCAGTGAGTAGAGGACCCGTTCCTCATACTCGAAGTAGTACCTCTCGACCCGATCCGAGCCGTCGATCTGGGACTCGTCATAGATGGAGTCGAGGAAATCGATGATGCCGTCCAGACATTCATCGGTAAGCGGGTGGTGGGTCAGGTGAACGATGCAGTCGGCGCAGGCTAATTGCCGTTGGCGGCGATGCTCACTGGGGTGTCCTTCTGGAGACAGTTGTTGTGCACCCAGATCCGTTCCGGGTTGTTCACGCACTGGACTCCGATCTTCTGGAGTCGGTTGTTCACTCGATCCGTCGCGTTGATCCCTGCCATTACCCCTGCGACCACGCCCCCCAATATGCAGAGGATTACGAACGAGACCGTGAATGCCACGGCTGCGTCTTCGGTCATTCTTTGATGCACCTCTTTTCTTGGTATCGGATGAGGTCCCTTGCGTGTTTGACCGTGCCATGGCGAAGTTGCACCCCCTCTTTAGCGGCGAGACGTAGCAATGCTCTCATCACTTGTACCTGACCGAACCGCCGCTGAAGAGGAGAAGACTGGTGTGCTTCTCCGTACCGCACCAGCCTCTCGTAACGGTCGGAGAGACGTTCAGTGGCGTGCACGAGTGGCCTTCTTCGCCACCTTGGCCGGTGTCTTCTTGGCGGTTGCCTTCTTGGCCGCCCGCTGAGCCTTCCTGACCTGTCGGCTGTGCTCCTGGCGGTCCTTGATGACCTGGACCCAGATCGAGGTGAGGTAGTCCCAGAAGACCCCCATCACCACAGTCTCAACTTCGGTTGTTCGCTGGGTCTGTGTCCCGACGAGAGGTTGCCAGGGGTGGGTCTTGGGCTGACGGAGAATCCACTCCACTGCCTCATCTGACTCGACCGGAAGGTTGAAACCGTAGAAGGAGTCTTCCTTGTCCTTGGCAATGGCCTTCTGCTCCTTGAGCCACTTGATGCCGTCGAAGTAGCCGGTGGCTCCGTTGAGCAGTTCCTGAAGGGCGAGTTGCCCCACCACACAAGAGTTGGCCCGAGCCAGGTTCAACTCGATGAGGTTGATCTTGTCGGACCAACCCGGGACGACCTTGTCGAGGACCTTCACTCCTCTCTCGACGTTGGTAAGGAAGTCCGGGACCTTGTAGGTCTCCGTGACCTGGACAGTGCGAATTGCCATTAACCCTCCTCAATCATGAACATTCCGATACCGAAACAAATGAGCCCGAACAGAAGGCAGAGGAACCCTGTCCCGACGTAGCGATGGACGACGTTGCCGTCACTCCAGATCCCTAGGAAGATCAAGACCGGGAACGCAATCAGGTTGAGAATTCCGAAGGTGGCGAGTACGCCACCGAAGAACTTGGTAGCCATCATCGTCTTCCTTAGAGATCCTCGAAGCGGATCTTGTTGTTCTCCATGATCATGATTCGGTCCCGCTGAGGACCGAACCTCTTCTCATGGGCTGCTCTGCCGACCTTGATCCGCTTCAACCCACGCAGGCCGTCGTTGTGCCCTCCCTTCTGCTTGGTCACAGTGGACCGTTTGTACTTGGCCTTCAACTTGATCTCCACAGGGCTCCTTAGACATAGAGAAAGGCCCCACCGGTTGATGGGGCCTTGTCCTACGGCTTGATCACCGAATGATCTCCCGTAGTTCGTTCTCCGTCAGGGTCAGTTCCAAGTTGAGGTCCGACTCAAGCCTGGCTCTGATCTGCTCGTAGGTGGTGCCTTGTGTGGTCAGGAACTTGTTGATGTCCCGTCGCCATCTGATGCTGGTCAGTGGACCACGACGCTTACGTAGGTAACGCTCGAAGTTGAAAACGATCTTCTCGATTTGCACTTGTCGAGCGCCATCGCCGTCCACTGCATCAACACTCAGAGTAACGGGGCTCACTGTTCGTGCCATCACATTCCTCCTTCCTTCGGGCATCAGAATCCGCCACCCTTCGTCGGCGGTGGATGCAGTCTACCACACCCTCCGTCACTGGACTATAACCCTACACAGAGTCATGTATCAGGATCATGGTTCGGGTCGTCTCTCTCCTTACTTGTGCCTCACTTGATGCGACGTTCTTGCCTCGGATGTTCAGAGACACCGCAGCCCCGAAGGGCCACGGCGCTGGTCAGTCCGGGAGGCCTAGGTCTCGACGCCGCTCCTTGATGATCTCCGGGGAGTCCATGTCGCGGGCGGTGTCGAAGCCCAAGGTGTCCTTCACGTCCTGCCAGTTGTCGCGGAACGACTTCGGGGCTTTGGTTGGGGCTCCGAAGAGTCCGAAGTACGCGGTTGTGGTCTTGCGGATCACCAGTGCGATGACGGTCATGATGAGCGCCACGAAGGTGAACCGCTTCCACATGCGCTTCAGCATCTTCATTTCTTGCCTCCTTATGCCACCAGTTTGGTGACTACCTATGCATCATACCATGCATAGGGTATGCAAACAAGGGTAAACGTGAAGCAGCCCGAAGGCTGCTCACCCCAGAAGCCTGAGTTGCTCGGGCCTGGATGAATTCCTTCGGGCTGCCTCTCGGTGCTTGCGTTGGTAACAAGCGCTACACTGACGCTTGGCGGCGTACTTGACTCCGAGTCTGCCGCAGTCGATGCACTGGTTCTCTTCCAGTGGGACCGACCGTTTGATGATGACCGAGTTGCCTTTGGTGATCAGCATGGTGATCCCTGACTCCGACCCAGGTGTCTCTGCGGTGAGAGACCAGATCCAGTCGGAGTGTGGCTCCGAGAAGATCACTGGGATGTCGAAGAGAAGATCACCCGGCTGAACCTCCTCAACCGGTATGTCCATCTCGGTGGTTCGGTAGATCACGTTGCCGCGATCGTCGGTCGCAAATGCCATGTCTTCCTCCTTGGTTAGCACCTGTGCATCAAGTGTAGCATAGGATCATGGTATTTGCTATAGGCATAACGAAAGAGGCCCCACTTACCACCGCTAGCGAATGGTAGGTAGGGCCTCGATCCGTCAGGACTCCGTCGTGTCCCGGTGCGCCGCTTCGTGCGCCTTGGTGTGCTGATAAGCGGTCTGGATGCGGCGACCGATCCGGTTGACGGCCACAGTGGCTGTGAGCACCGGGTCCACGAACGCTCCGCCGACGATGGCCGCTCCAGCCAAGAACGGCTTTGCGTCCTTGGTGAGGGAACGGATGTCCTCGTCGTTGCGGATGGCGCGGACTCGGGCTCGGAAGCCCTTGGCCTCGGAGGCGACCTTGTCGGTCGTCTCGTGCACCGTCTCTGCCGCCTTGTCCTCGACCGGCTTGTCACCACTTGCAGGCGACTTGCGGGGCGGAGGGACGCTGGTTGGCGTCTCGGACATTGAACCTCCTCGGTTCTTGGCGGGTATTTCCCGCTGTGCCTCAAGTGTAGCAGCAGTCATACCCTATGTCAACCAGTCATGCAACATATGATGCATACCTGACTTTGGGCATGACAAGACCCCCTGTGATTCCACCCTCCACCAACGCCGCGTAGGGACTTCTATGGTTTCTGAGTGGCAGGGGGCCTTGTTAGCCACCTAACCAGCCTGGGACTTGCTATCGTTTCGCGGTCAGCCTATGTATCACTGATCTAGACGCCTTAGATCCGAAGGATCGCTGGCTCTTAACTACTCCGTTAGCGTTACCACTCCTGTATAGGTGACATTGAGGGGTTCAACCCTCCACAGAGAGCACCTGTGTCGATCAGCATTCGGGTCTCCCACAGATGCTCTCAGTGCAGGGTGCCACTGTTTAGCCAGGCCCGTGGCTCTCCCACCCCAGCCACCTGTCCGGGGGGGTTGGGGCTACTGACCGAATCCGACCTTTGCCACGCCAATTCGATCAGCAGGTAGTCCCCGTAGCCCGACTCGAACGGGCGGTGGTCCATGCTGGCACGTAGGGCTCGTGGTTGGTCCAGCCGTGTGTATCCCTAACCAGTACGGGGTGAGCAAGTTCAAGGATTAACCTCCCTGACCTTGCTCAAGTGGCTATGGCCCGACTCAAACGGGCAGGCACGTCGTCCCCTCTTTATGGGTTAGCGGTGAAAATACGATCACCCAGAAGTCTCACTCGACACACTCAATGGTGTCGTTGGGATCGGCGCATAGCCTTGCGTCTCTACTCATTTGCCGTCACTCCCCCGCACTCTGGCAGGTTCCCACCGGCACAGAGGAGACGCTAAGCACCACCTCAGTGGCACTGATCAAAGTATACGTCACTGGACCCTAGTGTGTCCAGATACGACGAAAGGGCCGAGTGTCAGTCGGCCCAATCATCAAGTGAGGTGGTGGTAGTGGTAGTGGGAGGCTCGACGTCCCCTCTTAGCCGACTCGACCAACATCGGTGCCACTACCGCTGGCTCTTGTTCGCTCGGTGGCCAGTTCCATCACCGAGGGCTCACCTTTCTCGGGCTGAGCCATCTTCCCTCTGGCGGCTGGTTGCTCCGCACTGGCCCGGTAGTTACGACTGGGCTGGTCGGGTTGAGACCGGTTGTCCTTCCGGTTGACCGGGTCGTTTTCTCTCCGGTCTGAAGTGCTCTCGCTCACCCATATCTCCCGGCGTCCGGGCTAGGTTGTTGCGATAGGGAAAACATAACAGACCATAGACCATATGTCAAGGGTATACAGCAAAAAGCCCCGGAGGCCTTTGCCAAACCGGGGCTCTTGAAAGAGGAGATCCTTGACGGTTTTGGAGACCTGGGTGTAGAACTCTCCCCAGACACAACGAAGCCCCCATCCCGGCCAAGGTCAAGGGGCTTCGTTCCTTCACAGAATGAGGCCATCTTGCCTAATGCTCCGCCCGACGTCAACTCCGGCGCTGGACCCACGCCGTAGAAGTGGGAACCGGGCTTCATGTGGAGTAACAGGGCGGCATCAGATCACTGATCATCAGCCTCGTGTCCCTGGATCGCCAGCACCCTGCATGGCTCGCGGCTTCGGCCCTCTAAGGGGGCGCATTGTGCCTTCAACTAGTTGATGACAAACACGACGATCAAGAGCACGATGAGCATCTGGCGAAGGGATGGACAGATGGGTGATCGACACCCTGAAGCCCTTCTCATCTCAGCGTTGATGAACACCGGTGACGTACTACAAGCCGAGGAACTTGGAGTAACAACCGGTCACATTCATGAATACAAGGCTGAGTATGAGTGGCTGACGGACTACAAGGTCAAGTACCGCACCGAACCATCAGTGAGTGCTTTCAAGAGCATCTTCGGCAAGTTCGAGATCAGTGAGCACACCGATGTTGAGTATGCGGTTGACCAAGTTAAGCGGAACCATCTGAAGTGGGCTACAGCACGGATGATCCGTGAAGCCACTCAGAAGTTGAAGGAAGACGAGCCAGAAGACGCTCTTGACCATCTCATGCAAGTAACCATGAAGATAGGTCAAGGTATCGATGCAGCACACACCATCGAAGACAGCATCAGGGATTCCTCAGAGTCATTCGACTTCGCTCTGACCCGTAGTGAGTCAGAGGTCAAGCCTGGTGCTGTCTTTGCGCATAAGACCCTGCAAGAGAGAACCCTCGGGATGCAGGGTGGAGATCTATGGCTGAAAGCAGCCCGGTTGGGTCAAGGTAAGACCTGGGATCTGCTCAACGACATCTGTGCCAACCTCATGGTTGGTAAGAGCGTTGTCATGTTCTCACTGGAGATGAACCGTAGACAGATCGAGTTCAGGATTCAGACCATCCTGGCCAGGTTGCTCGGTTACTCCATCACCAACGATCAGTTGGCCAAGGGTCGGAACCTTGATCTGATCGAATACAAGCAGTTGCTCAATGACATCAGTGACAAAGTGCCAGGACAGTTCAGGATTTGTGACCGGAGACGAGGAAGAGTCACAGCACGAACAGTGGCATCACTGGTGAACAAGTATGAGCCTGATCTCGGTGTCATCGACTACATCGGACTGATGTCATCCACTTCCAACAACAAGTACACCCAGTCCTGGGAGAACGTCGCTCAGGTGGTTGAAGAGGTCAAGGAAGTGGCCTGTCAGTTTGATGTCCCCATCCTCTCGGCTGCACAGATCAATCGTGAGGGTGAAAGAGGTTCATGGCGTCCACCTAAGGCGGTTAATTTGGCTGGTAGTGACTCACTTGGTAGAGATGCCGACTGCGTAGTGACAGAGAAGCGGTTCGGTATGGGGGCGATGGTCTATTCATTGGAGAAGAACCGACATGGACAATCCGGCGACATCTGGTTCTCGAAGTTCTACCCAAACATTGGAGATTTCGAGGAAATCAGTAGAGAACAAGCCGAAATCATCAAAGCAAGGGAAGGCGAGTTCGAAGAGGAAGTATGAACTCGAATACAACGAACAGAGACGACTGAAGCGCAGTATCTACGGTAGAGATGTCAGAAACGAGAAGTACCAACTAGCCGGACCTGTCAATGAAGGTGACGACTTCCGGTGTGTACCACAAGGCAATGGTGCCTATTCGTTTCACACTCTTTATGAGCACAACGACATCAATCTTGCTCAGCGATATGTGCAGCGGGTGCAAGAGCAACTCGATGACCCTACTTTCCTGATGGAGTGGAAGGTCTACGAGAAGTGGAATGCAAGAGCCAAAGAGGTCTACCGGTTGCGCATCGAGTCTGACATCCCGCGCAAGTTGTGTGAGCAGGAGGAAGCAGCATGAGGAAGATCACTATGCGGGATGAAAAGTTGCCTCATCAGATCGTGCTCAATGTTGCTAACAGTGGTGTTGGTGCTGGCAGTGGTATCGCGGTGAGTTGTAACTGTGGCTGGAAGGCTAACCGTTCCCTCGATGTCACCGTGCCCAACGACCATTGGGTGCTCTACAACTCACACTTGAAGTGAACCTAAAGGAGGCGATCCGAGATGTCCTCGGAGTTAGAGAACAACCCGGAGACGAGTGGCAGTGCTTCTGCTTCTCTCCCGAGCACGACAATCGTAATTCCCCTAGTGCCAGCGTCAACGTCCGTAAAGGCCTCTGGGTCTGTTATTCATGCGGGCGAGGCGGGAGTGTTATTCAACTCCTCAATGGCGTTCCAATCGCTGAGCCAAGCGTTTCAGAATTTCTCAAGGACGTCGAACGAGAACTCGATCGTTTACAAGAAGATGGCGTCCATCATGCGAAACCAGAGTCCTGGCTACGTATTTACCAACAACGGGACGCTCATCCTGAGTGGGTCAAACGTGGCTTCTCCCAAGACGCCATCGACCACTTCGTATTGGGTTACGACTATGAGACGAATTGCCTCACGTATCCCCTACGTGACCTCGATGGCAGCGTGCTGGGTGTGGTTCGTCGCAGGCTGGACGGAGGCAAACCGAAGTACGTATACCCCAAGGGTATTGACGTGCATCAACTGCTCTTCCGTTATCACGAAGCAACGTACGGCCAAGAGCAGATTGTCTTGGTGGAAGGTGCTCTGGACGCTGTGGCGCTCTACGACGCCGGAATCTTCGCCTTGGCCATCTTCGGGGGCCACTTGTCAGCGATGCAAGCAAGCCTCCTCCGCCGTCTCCAACCGAAGCGGTTGGTATGCGCTTTCGACAACGACGAAGCCGGGTCAGACCTTCTCTGCGATGTCCGGCAGCGTGACGATCTCTGTGGACTGAATCTGGCCACTGTGGTCTGGAACTCCGCAGTGGAAAAGGACGTTGCAGAACTGTCGGTGGTAGGGCGTAGAACTCTCATTGGCGAGTCGGTTGACTTGGACTAGCAGTGGTGTAGTGTGGCCAGCAGTACAGGGGAATGGAGCAGAGTCGATGTCAGTGAGTGGGATCAAGATCGTCAAGCGTGATCAAGACGCTGAGATGCTGTCCAGAGGCATTCTCTTGGTGCACAGTCTCAAGACTCAGGCTGAGGCTGCGCAGAAGCGCTACGAGGATGAGCAAGAGCGCTTCATCAAGGAGATGGAAGCGCTGGGGCGCAAGACGCTCACAGACGGCAAGACCAAGGTCACTGTTGTTGAACGCTCCCTGACTCGGTACGACGAGAAAGGCCTTGCTAAGGCACTCGGAGCATCGTTGTGGAACAAGATCACGAAGAAGACTCTCGACAAGGTCAAGTTGGAGAAGGCCGTGGACGAGGGCGAGATCGACATCAACGTGGTTGCCCAACATGCTTCTGTGGTCCCCAGCAAGGCCCATTTGCGTTTCTCGGCTGTCCTCTCGGATGAGTGAGTGGCCGGGGGATGTGCCTGCTGCTGCGGACCAGGCACGCCGACTGTTTCTGAGGGAGTTGAAGGGCAACGTGGTTCGCACTACGGCAGAGGATGGTGTGGGTCGGCTCTCACCCGTAACCAAGTGGGTGCGCGAACTAGAGCGTGACCACAACCGCAAGTTCTACTTGGCGAGTGAGGCAGCAAAGGTATTGGGGGTGAGTGTCCAAGCGATCCGCAAGTACGCCAAGAAGCAGGTGTGTGGAGAAGGTGTCGCTCCTTCATTGAAGGTGCCGTTCGGTGACATCGAGATCAACCTCTACACCGATGAAGATGTTGAAGCACTACGGCAATACCTGAACGGCAGGCGAGTTCTCTATCCGATCAACCATAAGGTCTAAGACCACAAGGAGCCGAAGATGGCGTTTGGCAGCAAGGCTGGCGACAAGGTCCGTGAGGACATCAAGCGGTCGTCAGGCCAAGGGAACTTCATGAAGAACGTGCAGGACGGTAAGGACCTTCGGGTCCGTTTCCTCCAGAACCCGGAGGACTGGTACAAGTTCCGCGAGCACTACAGCGATGAAACCAAGTTCTTCCCCTGCACGCAGGACGACACCTGCCCAGGCTGCAACAGCGACTCGGAGAAGTTGAAGAAGTCTTCTCGTCGGTATGCCGCTTCGGTGGTGGACGTCAAGGAAGGGAAGGTCATCTGCCTGAAGATGCCGGTGGACCTGGCCAACCGGGTCACCAACAAGTGCGACCGTAACGGTGGCACGCTGCTGGACCGTGACATGACTCTGATCCGTACTGGTAAGGGCCTGGACACCACCTATGACGTTGAGGCTGAGGACAAGACGTCGGTGGATCTCTCTCGTTATGAGTTGATCGACCCCGAGCCGTTGCTGACCGAGTCCTTCGCGGAGGCATTCGGCACCGATTATGTTGACCAACTTGCAGATCGTGCTGATATCGAGAAGGCGAAGGTGGCTGAGGCTAAGCCGGATTTCTGACCACCGTGCCGGAGCAGCCCGAACCGAGCACGGTGGAAAGCGGGCCAGTAACAGTGGTACCCGTAGTGGAGTTGCATCCGACCGAGGACCTCTCTGGGGCCAGCAATGGCCAGATGTCTTCGGATGATGGGGACTTTATTTCCATCGAAGAGTTGCAGAAGATGGACCTGGATGACTTGCAGAAGTTCATCAAGGACAACGATCTGCAAGCGCCTCCCGAGGCTCAGAACAACGCTCAGGACCTGTTGGACTGGCTGTTGTCTGAGTTCGGCGTAGACGCATAGAGGCTGAGGAGGGTTGATGCAAGGCATTCGTATCCGACCGGTTGGGAAGCCGTCAGGTATCAAACTGCCGAAGCGTCAACCCTCCTCTTTCTTCCATGTCCATGCACACAGCATGTACTCCGTCAATGACGCTCTTCCCACTGTGGGAGATATGGTCAAGACGGTTGTAGCCAATGGCCAAGATGCTCTTGCACTGACAGACCATGGGGCGATGGGTGGTCTGGTGCAGTTGTATAAGGAGTGCAAGAAGGCCGGTATAGCGCCATATCCAGGCGTGGAACTCTACTTCGTGCAGGACAGAGAACGGCACATAGCCAATAAGACCAAGCGCTATCACACCGGCTTACTTGCCTTCACGAGCGCGGGGTATGAAGCGCTTGTTCGACTCGGCAGCCTCTCGCATACTCGGGAACACTTCCACTTCAAACCGTTGGTCGATTTTACCGACCTTGCTGAATGGAATGAGCACGGCTGGACGAACGGTTTGGCCATCACCACGGGCTGCTATTTCGGGCTGCTTACTCAGACTCTCATCAACGAGGGCGAGCAAGCGGCTCGGTATGTCCTCGAACGGTATGCACGGCTCGTCCCCAACACATTCGTTGAACTCCAGAACCACAAGATCGAGCGAACTGAGTCTTGGAGTGAGGACGACATCACAAGTGCATTGTTCGCACTCGCACAAGAACTCGGTTTGCCCGTCCTTATCGCTCAGGACGCCCACTATTGCGAGGCCACGGATAAGCCTGTGCATGAAGCCTTGAAGCGTGCCGTTTCCTTCGGCCCTGACCCTGATGATGCTGTCTTTCCAGGTGACTCCTACCATCTCGCTGGCACTGAGTGGGTGCGTGCACACCATCAGCACCGGCATTGGGAAGAGGCGGAGAACGGTTTCCGACATCTACGGGACCTCCACGACCTAGCCATCCCCGAACTGGATAACTACGCCTTCAACATCCCGGTCACCGTCCCTGACCCCATGATCACTTTACGTGATCTGTGCCGGGAAGGAATGGACTACAAGAACCTAACTGGGCAGAAAGCCTATGAAGAACGGCTGTCTGAGGAATTGTCCGTTTTGGAGGATGTTGGCTTTGCTGGCTATCTGCTTATGGTCAAAGAGGTCACCGACTGGTGTGCCAAGAACCATGTGTTCACACAGACCCGAGGATCGGCATCCGGCTCGCTGGTGTGCTGGCTGCTGGGCATTACTCAGATCAACCCGATCAAGTTCAGTCTGACCTTCGAGCAGTTCATCGCCAGGGACAGAGCCAAGCCACCTGATGTTGATCTTGATGTTGAGGACACTCGTCGGGGCGACCTGATGGAGTGGCTCCAGACTCGCTTCAACGTGCAGCAGATCGGCAACTACTCGACCTACCAGATCAACACCGATGAGAAGAGCGAGGGTGTGGGCCGAGGCTCGCTCATCGTCGCCTATAAGAAGATCGCCCGAGCCCGAGGCGTGCCCAAGGAAGAGTTGGATGCAATCAAGGGCATCCATGACATCCCTGAGCCGATTCGTGGTCAGTTGTTGGCTCTGAGCGAACGTAGGGTGTTCAATCACTACGGCACCCATGCAGCCGGAGTTATCGTCACTTCATCACAGGACGACATCGACCGGCTGGTGCCGAAGATGATCATCTTGGAAGACCAGGGCAAGTCCTACCACTACGTCTCACAGTTCAACGATGATGACGTTGAAGCGCTTGGGTTGGTGAAACTAGATGTCCTTGGTCTACGTACCTTGTCCCTTCTGCGGCAGTGCTCTTCCTTATTGGGACGAGATGTCGGAGAAGGGCTGGACTGGATTCCCCTTGATGACACCAGGACATTCACTACGTGCCGGAACGGTGCCACGGATGGAGTGTTCCAACTGGAAGGCTGGACTGCTCAGCGTGGCTGTCGAGAACTCGGAGTCCGAAGTCTGAAGGACATCATTGTGCTGATGGCGCTCTATCGGCCCGGTGTATCCAATGCAGCCAAGGAGCTGTATCTCCGACGTAGACGTGGTCAGGAGAAGCAACCACAGCGCCATCCCATCTTGATGAAGCATTTGAAGGAGACGTATGGCATTCCTATCTTCCAGGAGCAAGTCATCGCCATCCTTCGTGACTTGGGCATGGACCCTGACTCGCTCACTGACATGCTCAAGGCAGTTAAAGCATCGCAGAAGTCGGAGATTGAGAAAGCCGCAGCCACAATTGCTGGGTATCACTCCTACGTTAGCGATTTGGGACGAAGCCACGACCTCTGTGATGAGGACTTCAATTTCCTATGGGATGCTATTGAAGGATTCGCTAAGTACGGCTTCAAACGGGCGCACGCGACCACTTACGGTCTACTTGCTTATCGTTGTGCTTATCTCAAGACCCATCATCCGCTTGAGTTTGCGACTGCGCTTCTCGCTACGTCCGAAGGGACGGAGAAGGAAGCCAAATACGTCAGCGCGGTTCGCAAGATGGGTATCAGGATTCTTCGCCCACATGTGAACATCAGTGGGCGCTCTTACTCCATCGATCGAAGCAAAAACGCAGTACGTCGTGGTCTGGTGTCCATCAAGGGCATTGGCACGAGAACAGCAGAGGAGTTGGCAGCAAATGCACCGTACGATTCCGTGGACGATATCCTCAAACGATGCATGGCAAGACGTGTCAACGGAGGAAAGTCTTGGGCTAAAGATCGAACCCTCAACGGACACCTGGGCAAACTCCTTGAAGCAGGAGCCCTCGGGGAGTTGGGCGACGAAGCAGCCCGAGTGTGATGGGCAGTTGACACTGTGGTAGAGACGAAGTACCCCGAGGAAGTTCTTCCTGAAGACGCTGATGACGGCACGATGGTCGAAAGCAAGAAAGCGTTGGAAGAAGCAGTAGTTGGCCATCGCATCGTCAGTGTTGACAAAGGCTCTGACCAGAATGGTTACCACGGTCTCTACGGTGGTGAATCAACCACGATCATCACTTTGGACAATGGTCACCGTGTGTTCTTGCGTGGTGAGGGTGATTGCTGTGCCTACACCGATGTAAGAGAGTTCCTGCTACACCCGGACAAGGTTGACCACATCATCACTGGTGTGGGGACTACAGGTGAGTACACCACTTGGCATATCTATGCAGATATGGGTGATGTGCTGGAACTCACCGTAGATTGGACCTGTGGCAACCCGTTCTATTACGCCTATGGGTTCAACATTGAGGTTGAGCCGATTGAGGAAGATAGTGGATCTACCGCTCCGTAGAGCAATTCTCCGCCGTTCGTTGGGGCGGTGTGAGGCGTTCGTTTCAATTGACAACGGACACCCGTATCGCTGCCCCAACATGGCGACAGAGATCCATCATCTGCTGACCAAGGGTAGAGGCGGTAGCAATCTTGACAAAGTGGGAGAGACTTACCATCTCATTCATCTTTGTTCTGACTGTCATCGCAGTGCTGATGGTGCTGTGGCCTATGACACAGGGCTACTGATAGAAGGCAATGTGACATGGGACAGGTTTCTCAACATCCCGGTCTACACAGGCCCAGATGAGTATCTAGCAAAGAGGTATGGACGTGGCTCTCAACAGGATGCTGAAAGACTTACAGCGCGGGCTGTTGGTGAGTCCACTTCATGAGCAGTACCTCAAGCGATCACAAGGAGACGTGGTACTCAGCGAAGAGACGCTACGGTTTGTGGTGTCGCAACTGCAAGAAGGTGACCGTGACCGCCGATTCACCTTTTCTGCTTCTGGGCGTGGTGGATGTCTTCGCCAACAGTTGTTCGGCTACCTGGGAACACGGGGAGATAAGTCATATACCTCGGATCAGGCGGCGACCTTCATACATGGTTCGTGGACTCATCTCAAATGGCAAGCGATGGGTCTTGACGCTGGCTGGCTTGCCCAGGTCGAGGTTCCTTGCCGAATCGATGACTATCAAGTCACTGGAACCATTGACGGCATCCTCAATCCAACTGTTGCTAGAGCAGGTTGGGAACTTAAGTCAATTAATAGCCGTGGCTTCCGCAGGGCGTGCGAGGATGGTCCAGAGGTCAAGCACCTTCTCCAGATTCATTCCTACATGCTGGCTACAGGGATCAACACTTGGTCTCTCATCTACGAGTGCAAAGACGACCAGTCATGGCGCGAGTGGGTGGTTCATTGGGATGACGAGTTTGGTCAAGAACTCATCGGTGAACTCGAAACCCTGAAGCATCATCGTGAAGAGCGTGAGTTGCCCAAGATTCTTGATGACTGCCTACATCACGAAGGCACCCGCTATCGGCAATGCCCCTTCAAGGACATCTGTTTGGAGACTGGCTCATGGCCACAGACCAAGAATGGAATTCGGCTCAAGCACTCACCGTCTATCACGAGGTAGAAGACGGCGACTACCGACTCACAGTCACCAACCGCAATACCGGTGATCTTGAGTTCAGCATGACAATGGCCATCCCCGATGCAATCGATCTGGCCCACGCAATCTTGACCACTTGTGGAGCAAGCAATGACTCAGGGCGTACGAATTAGACGGATGCACCCTCAACGGGTGCGACAGTTCGGCACCATTGTTCGTGATGTGCCTCTCAAGTACGGCTTGCCCGGTGTGGATGAGTTGTCAAAGGAACTCAAGGAATACACCGACATCCTGCTCGGCAGAGTGCCTTGTCCACTGGACAACGGTGTTGCCACCCTGATGGAGATCAGCAACGCCTACTTCGCTCGGGCCTGTGAGTTGGACATGCTTATCCATGAAGGTGAGCGCGAGGGTGATATCGAAAAGGGTAGTTCTTACTATAGATTTCGTACCGGTGAATTACGCTCATTCCTTGAGTTGACCAAGCGTTCGTTTGAGTTGGGCTCACGTCTTGTTACGGTAGAGCAAATGAGGATGAACGAGAGGTTGGAGCAGTGATTTGTCCTGGTTGTTGTCAAGGACGACACGCCGAGTGCTATGGATGCCCATGTCAACATGCGTCACAGTGGGCTACAGTAGACGCTCATGATCAGCCTGGGAGTGGATCTGGCCTATCGCAGCCTAGCGATGGTGGCCATAGGTCCAGACCTCGGGATAGCAAAGAAGGTCCAAGTACCTAGCAAAACCATAGAGCCTCAGCAGATAGCCGCTTGGTTATTTGCTGAGGCTTTTCCATTTGTGGACATGCTCAAGCCGAACGTGGTGTGCATCGAAGAACCATTGTTGGGCAAGTCTCGGAACATCCAAACCGCACTGAAGATCGGTCGTACGGCTGGTGTGCTCATGGGCGCTCTAGCCTCCGCTGGGATGGAGCGGAACGTCTACCTAGTTCCCGTTGCAGTCTGGAAAGCGGAGGTCATCGGTCATGGGGGCTCAGACAAACAGCGTGTATGTACCTGGCTCAATGAGAACAAGCCCGAAATCGCGTCGATCTGCGGAGACGACCAAGACCTGCGAGACGCCGCCTGTGTTGCCTTTTACGGGCAAGGACTTCTCGCACGAGTCGATGCAGTCCGCAGTGGACTTCTCGATGAGTCATCACATGCCGGAGTGGCATCAAGAGGCTAGGTGCAAGGATCTACCCCAGGACATGTTCTTTGGGGCAGAACAGGACGAGTCAACATCTAAGCGTCATCGGCCCATGCTCACCATGAGTGAAGCGAACAAGGCCAAGGCTGTGTGCGATAGGTGTCCAGTGAGGAAGTTGTGCCTGGAGTACGCATTGGTCAACCATGAAGAGTATGGGGTATGGGGTGGAAGCACTGGTCGTGACCGGATGCGATGGTGGAAAGAGAATGACGCTCAGTGGGCACGTCGTGACTCACAGCCGGAGGCACTGTGTGAGTCGGCTTGACATAAGTGGGGGATAGTGTGGTACATAGAAAGCGCAGCAGCAAGGTAGAGGCCGACTCCAATCGTGTCCTGTGCGTACTTCCTCGATGCACAGTCCGAGCAGGAGCGGCCTCTCAACGAGGGTGACGGTTCCACAAGGGTCTCATAAGCCCTTCAGTGCGGTGGTTCGACTCCCCGGCTCTCGACTCTGGATGTGCCACCGTTCAATTCGGTGCGGTCTGTGAAGGGAATGTCAGGCCACATCCAGGCATGACAAAAGCCCCGACCTATGTACGTTGGTCGGGGCTTCTTTGTGCTGGACCGGCCCACGGGGGTAGAACGGCCCAGCGGGATCATTCTACCATAAAGCAAGAGGCCCCCGCAATACGAGGGCCTCTACGCCAGTCAGAACGTGTTGTTCAACTCGGTGACCTGCTTGTGCGCGTTGGCGCTGTGACGCGGGTCGTCGCAGTGGTAGATCGGGAGCACACCACTCTGGGTGTAGCGCTCCCGCTTACCGGCCTTGGACGAAGTAGTCACATGCGTGGCGCGATTGCCACAGGCCTGCCGGTTGCGCCTGATCTGACACTGGCGCTTGCTGTTGCCATGCACTGGTTGTGTGATCCAGCCGGTGTTCGTGTCGTTTGACTGGAGGTTCTTGGCCTCCGCAACGGCGACGGACATGCTTTGCTCCTAACTCTCGGTGCTATGACACCTAAAACCTTATCACGGATACCATAGATATGGCAAGAAACGACGAAGGCCCCTGAACCGGAGAAGAGTCCAGGGGCCTTGCCGATGAGGAGTCCACTCACCCGGAACTCACCAGAAGAGAGGCCCTGTGATCTCTCTGCGAGTGGTTGAGTCCGAAGAATGTGGATCTTCATGAAGATCATTATACGCTATTGAAACCCATATCACAAATAACCGAAAGCGAAAAGGACCAACACACTGCTGAAACAGTATGATGGCCCCTTTCGCCTAGAAGAGTGTGGGTTGAAGGTCGTGGAGCAGAATTTCGAGGTTCTCTAGGTGGATCTGGGAGGCGAAGACCCATCCTCGGACTTCCACATGAGACATGACCATCTCAGGCTTCTCCTTGGTCAGGCGCTTCAAGTTCCCCACAGAGACCTTGAGTTCTTCGAGTGCTGTCTTGATCTTCTGATCCTGTGTCATCTCTTCCTTTCTGGACAGGCTTCCCCACCTGTCATGCATCAAATGTAGCATAAAGAAGCCATAAAAGCAAGAAGCCCCGTCATTATGACGGGGCCAATGCTTCATGGACTTACTCCAATCTCTTCTGGTAGGCAACGCTGTCAGTTGGATGCTTGATGATCTTTCTGTTGGCCTTGGTCAGTGGGAAAACGCTGAGGACCTCTTCGATGGTGAAGATGAGTGCGCCGTTGAGCGACTCACGCTTCAACACTTCGTAGTAGTCCGTTTGGGCGCTGTAATCCACGACGGGACAGAGAAGACGATCACCCTCGGCAACCATGTCAGCAGTGCTGATGATGGGTTCTGCCCATAAGGGCTGGTAGTCGTCCATGCATCAAGTGTAGCAGTGTATGGTAGAGAATACAACTGTGGAGCCTAGAAACCAGTGTGTCGTCTGGACAAAGGTCAACCACAGTGGTTTTCTTGGGTCGTGAGGATCTTGGTCAAATGCACCAATGAGAGTTGTTCGCAGCACGACAAGATCAAGAGCGTGCTGGCGATCTATCTGGGAAACGGCGTTTATCAACGTCCACAGCCTGTGTGTAACTCATGTGATGGGCTCAGGGACATGGCTGTTGTGGAGGAGCAGTGATCAAACGGGTGTGTCCAAGGTGTGGAGAGAACTTCAAGGCACCCAAAAGCCCAGGTGAGAGCGTTAGAACCTCACCGCTGCGAACCTACTGCGATGAATGCGAACGACTGCGCAAGCGGGTACAACAGAAGGCATTGAGGCGTGTGCGGGCGTACGAAAGGATGATCAGGTCGCTATGACCGAGATGGAGATTCACAACCCGTTCCAACTGCCAGACCCTTACGCGGACGAAGATCCTGTCTATCGACCTCGTTGGTGGTATGCCCAGCAACTTCGCATGGCTGGGGCAAGTTGGGAAGAGGTTGCTGCCTCTCTCGGCTACTCAAGCGCTCAGAGTGCTCAGACGGTAGTGAGGAAGTCGAGAAAGAAGATCGACACCGAGACTCTCGATGACATCGTTGACCTTGAGTGTGAGCGCTTGGACATGCTCCAGTTGATCTGCTGGAAGGACATCCAGGATGACACCAAGGATCGCTACAAGGCGATGCAGACCATCTTGGCCATCATGACGCTGAGAATGCGCCTGACAGGCACGGAGAAGAAGGCACAACAGGACGTCTCAGCCACCACCAACAACACAGCGGTGTTCATCGGTGGGAGCACAGAAGACTTCATTGCAGGCCTCAGGCGCGTGCGTGAGGCTTCCAAATTGCCCAAGACGATAGAAGCCAAGCCAGCATGATTGTCCGATTGACCTCGGATGAGCGTTGGCCATGGCTCATTGAGACCCAACAGTTGGGTGAGGACTTTGAGATCCCCGAAGAGGTCTACTTGCGTTGGAAGGCTGCTCAGAAGGCCTACAACGAGGCTGAGCGGGGAATGTTCAAGGCAATGGGTTGGGACCGTTACATCGACTAAGGAGCAGTCATGGAAGCCACGCTCATCACCGTCCTGGTCATTCTGGCCATTCTTGCTCTCGTGATCTGGATCGTACGAGGCGGTTGGCGGTAACAGAGAGTGATCTAACAAGATCATTCTTCCAAAAATCAGGGGCTTAGACCAAAGCCCGCTTACGGAGGGTCATGGGGATGGCGAAAACGACGTTCTATGTCCAGATTGAGCCCACGTTTGGGCGCTACAACTGGGACAAGGACAAGTTGACTGGGATCAAAGCCAAGTCGGTCACCCAGTCACGGCCTACACAGGCCAAAGGACGCTCAGGCTCTATAGTGGTCAAGTTGACCCTCGACATCCCTGATGCTGCCTTCATGCCGCTTGCACCTGAAGCGGTGATCACAGTGCCGAGCGAGATGGTGTCAGTGCCCATCGATGTAGCGGCTATTGATCCACATCAACCTGCACCTACTACTGACGACTATCCGCCATTCTGATGGGCCTAACCAGTGATCCCAACCACCCTGAACTCAGGCGTGGTGTGGACGAAGAGCCGGTAGAGATGGCCAGCACCTACCTCGTGCTGAGCGAGGAAGAGCGCAAGAAGGGATTCGTTCGGCCACTGAGGTCGGCTTATAAGCACCTGACTTGCGGCTCAGTGACAACGATGGGCAGAGCATTGGCTGAGACCTATGCTCGTGATCCAAAGTTTTATGGTGCGACCTATTGCGTGCATTGTCATATGCATCGTCCTGTTGGTGAGCATGGTGAGTTCGTTTGGGATGGGACGGATGAGAAGGTCGGCACATGACCTATGTGACGCTCACTCCTGCTGCCCAGCGTCAGGTTGAGAAGTACAAAGTCATCCCAAGTTGCGGGAACTGTGACTTTTGGGGAACAGATCGTATCTTCCCACTCGGTCACTGCCGTGTTTATGACGTCTCCACCCATCACCGTTTGGTGTGCAGTGACTGGAGCCTTGACTGATGGCTGAGCCAACCGCAGTGATCGAGATGATCAAGCGCATCATCGCTGATGACACCGCTGATCTGAGAGAACGCCTTCAACACCTTGAGCAGCGTCTTAATCATGAAGGCGTGCATTTGATCAAGGGCGTGAATGAGTATGAAGAGGTGCCAGGCAACATCTCATCGATGGAATCACCAACCATTAGTGAGACGATCAACGCGCTTCAAGATCGGCTAGAGAAGATCAAGGCCATTCACAGGCTCGATGCCACACCTGTCCAATGGACAAGGGACAACACAGGCAAGATGGTTGAAGCACCTGATGGTCTGTGGGAGATCCAGTGTGTCGTGTGCAAGGACGTGCCACCGATTGTGTGGCGCTCTGGAGATCCCAAGCCTCCACAGTGCGAGACATGGCGACTCGCGGATGGCAGTTGACCTTAGCCAATCCTATGCGCAACGGGATACACCGTGCGCTTGCCGATACGTCGGATCTAAGGCTGATGACGCGCCTTGGTGTGAAACTATGGTTTGGTCTCATGCTGGACGCAATGAACGAAATACCTGGAAGTTCTGTGACGCCTGCTATGAGAGAACGTGCCCACATTAAAGGGGATGATGAGTGATGGATAAGGTGTGGTTGGCATGGATCAACGACTGCATCTGGATCGCATGGCTGCAAGAAACCAGTGCTCAGTCTGTGGCAAGAAGTTTGTGGTAGAGATACTTGCCAGGGATTGCGAATCTCTACACGCCAACCAGGGGACAGAGCAACAGTTGTCTTAAGCACTGCGTCTTTGCACCACTGTGCACTTGGCCGAAAGGCATCTGCCAGCAGGCTCGGGATGACTACAACAATTGGCTGAGAGCGCGACAACACCGTAACCGGAAGAGGACAGTGAAGACATGGCGGTGGTGCAGGAACTTATCCCGTGGAATCAAGGTGACGGCGGCAACCTGGGTCGTAATTTGCATCACGACGATCAGTCGCGCCAATACCCCTTCACGGTTGATGCTGTTACGACTATTGCCTCAGCACGGCACGAACGTAAGAGTCCAGTTCTGGACCAGGACCTTACCATCACCTTTCGGGGTAAAACTTACGATGGTACTGGCTCATGCACAGGCAACGCCGCTACGGGAAATATGGGCACCGATCCTTTCCATGTGGCTGCAACGGGTCTGGTGCTTGATGAGAACGAAGCGCTCACGATCTACTCCGCAGCCACACAGATTGATGGTTTCGGAGCCCCATGGCCTACAAACGACCGTGGCAGTAGCGGACTGGCTGTGGCGAAGGTGTGCCAGAAGGCTGGCTACATCTCCGGCTATCAGCACTGCTTCAGCCTCACAGCCTTCCTCAAGGCACTTCAGGTCACTCCATGCATCATCGGGGTCAATTGGTACGACTCGATGGACGCTCCGGACAGAAATGGACTGGTCACGATCTCGCCCAACGCTTCAGTGCGTGGTGGTCATGAGTTTGAGGCCATTGGTGTTGATGTTGACTCGAAGTTGATCGAGTTCGTCAACTCATGGGGGCCTGGTTGGGGTGTGCAAGGTCACTTCTTTATGTCGTACGGCGATGTGACTCGGCTTCTTGGCGAGCAAGGTGACGTGACCGTCTTCGTGCCACTAAACCAACCAGCACCAACACCCACCCCTCCAGCACCAACGCCAACACCACCAGCACCACCAAGCCCAGACAAGCCAACGCCACCCAGCCCCCAACCGCCACAGCCTCAGCCAACTCCTACTCCTGACGACGTTGATCGTGCTATGTGGGAATCGATCAAGAAGTTCTTCGGTGAGGCTACTCATTGGGCTGAGGGCAAAGGCTGGAAGTGAAGCGCCCGAAGCCAACGGTGCGCTTCTACAAGCGATTGCACGGCTGGTTGACGGTGTTTTGGGGAGTAATGATCCCGATATCGGTTCTGACTAGTCTGAAAAACTCATTGCCCTACTTGGTGCTACTCAGCGTCTATGCACTGATGGGGTCACACTTCGCGGCTTGGCAAGGCACGAGGGCTGAGGACAACAGCAACGGCTCCAGTCAGGATTAGGTCATGGCCAAATACGTTGCTGCTCGCCCCCTCACGCTGGGCGGTGTGCTTTACAACGCCGGTGACACTGTCACCACCACTGGTTGGAGCAGCAACACCATCTCCACCATGATCAGGATGGGCTGGATCACCGTCTCAGCGGGCTTCCCGTCCACTCCCACTGATGGCTACACGGTTGTCTACAACGCTGCTCAAGGCGCATGGGTGGCTGTGCCACCTTCGGGTGCAAGCGAACTGGTCTACGTCGCCAACACCACAGGCACTGCTACAGCACTTGCCTTTGGTGGTACTTCTACCGCCGATGTTCCTGGTGTGACATTTACCATTGGGCCTACATCACGGCCTGTTTACATCGACTGTGCTTGCACATTCCAGCAGTCAGTAGTTGGAGATGGAGTTTTCTCACTCAACCTGATGAACGTCACAGCCGGTGGTGGTGCAGTGATGCAGCATTCGATCAGGTTGCCCAACACCATCTCAGCCGGTGTGAAGACCGTCATCATGCCAACCAGCCAGGCTTATCGGGCTGGAGTGCTGGCCGGAGCAACGACTTTCAAGATCACTGCACAGGTGACAGTGGCTGGGTCGGTCAACGTGCTCAACTCGGCTTCGTTCCCGACATGGATGCGGTCGTACGTCCTGTGATCCCTTACAGCATCTCGTATGGCCTGGGCAGGATCACTGCTGGCCAGAACGACTTGATCATGATTCCGCGCTGCAACTATGCAGGCAAGCGAGTCGTGGTGCTAGGTCATGGGCAGTTGCAGCACACGTCGGACTGGGTCAATCCCAACCTCACTGGCCAAATGGCTCTGGGTGCAGCAATGGCTCAGGCAGGGTTTGTCGTCATTGCTACTGATCTTGATGGCCCGAACTGGGGACACACCGAGTCCGTCGCTGACATCGACACCATTCGGGTGTTCGCAGGCACATTGGGCTGTGCTACCGACAAGATCCTTTACATCGGTGCGTCTATGGGTGCATTTGACGGTTTGATGTATATGGCTGCACATCCCACCCGAGTCGCTGCAATGGTGGGGTCAATCCCCGCAAACGATCTCAACGACATTCGGGACAACAACCGTGGTGGCAACACTCAGGCCAACATCAACACGGCTTGGGGGCTAGCAGCAGGCTCAACCTCGTCCACAGTGCCGTTGCCAGCCAACTCCAACCCCTCAGATCCCGCTGTGGCCGCAGTGATTGCCACCTCCGGTCCCATTCTGCTCTGTTACTCCACCGTGGACACGATCGTGTTGCCGAGCACAGTGACCCACTTTGCAGGCCTTGTCGGGGCTACCACAGCCGTGTGTGACACCACAGCAGGTCATTCAGACGCTGCAATGGCAGGGACTGCTGCTCTTACCAACACTGATGGCACTTCCCAGATGGTCAAGTTCCTCGCCGCTCATGGCTGAGTGGGACAAGCACTGGTTTCTACGGCAGGATTAGCCCATGCCAGCCGCGCAGTACAACCTTGCCCTTGAGCAAGGAGCAACCTTTCGGCTGACCATCACCTGGACAGACAACGCCAGCGCTCCCATCGATCTCACTGGCGCTCATGCGCATATGCAGATCAGGACACAACACGCCAATACCGATACTGGTTCACCATTGATTGATATCGATGACACAAGTGGTATCACTCTTGGTGGACCTGCTGGCACTATCGAGATTCTCATTGATGAGACGCTGACTGCACCGTTGACGGTGTCCAATGCGCTCTACGACCTCTACATCACCATGCCCAATGGCGACCGTGATCGCATCCTTGAAGGCTCTGTCACCATCGATCCGCAGGTGACGGTGGCCTGATGCCTACCTACAACCTCACTGTCGTTGACCAGGACACGATCTTGGTCACCACAGTCCCAGACGTGCCCATTGCTTTGGTGCGAGAGTCGGTAACGACAGTGGTAAGCGCACCAGCAGGACAAGGACCACCTGGGCCACAGAACCTGTTTGTAGGACCGACACCACCCCCTAGCCCGTATGTTGGCCTTGTCTGGGCCGACACATCGTAGGAGCCGATATGGTTTTGCGTGCATGTGCCAAGTGCCATCAAGAAGATGAGGCACCGCACCACTTCGTGTCTGGCTTCAGGATGGAGCGCAGGAATGCTGTTCTTGCGTCAGGCCAAGAGGTTGAGGTCAACTACCCGGTTGACGAGTCCTACCACTTCCAGTGCCACGCCGACATGGGGTGTGAGCACTGCCAGGAGACCGTAGACGCTGTAGATGTGCCTGAACACCTGGTCACATTGGAACCGGGTGAGTTCGAGGCAGATGAGCGTGGCGTGCTGCGACGGGCCTTGAGCAAGGAAGACGCCAGAGCGGCTCGTGAAGGTGCTGCTCAACAGGCTGGTTATGACGTTGTTGACGCTGATGAGGCAGACCAGTTGCACGCTGCCCATGCGAGAGGTGAGTTGAATGGCTAACTTGGTGACCGTTGAGGCCAATGCGCTGCTCAACGCCTCGTCGGGACAAGCGACCTACACCAACCCAACCACGCCTATCAAGGTGGCGTTGGTGACAGTGATCGGCACAGCCTCTGCTGCTGGGACTGAAGCAACTGGTGGGTCATATGCACGTCAGACCTTGACCTGTGCTGCTGCCTCAGCAGGCTCGATCTCGTCCAATGTGGCTCTGACCTACACCAACATGCCTGCTGCCACCATCGTGGGAGTAGACGAATTTGACTCGGCAGGCACTCCGGTCAGGCGCTGGTTCGGGTCATTGACCGCGAACAAGACCACCAACGCTGGTGACACCTTCACCATTGCGTCCGGCTCCTACACGAAGACGCTGTCGTAATGGCTGAGACTTATGTGGTTACTGCGTCTGGTGTCGCGCTGGTAGCAGCGACTGCCAAGACGGTTGCTGAGGTTACAGCGGGTTCTACCGTCTCGGCTCGGATCATTTCGATCGACATCACCACTAAGAACGGTGTGACCACGCAGAACTCTGAGATGTTGGTGGAGTTGGTGCGCTACACCACCGCTTCTACTGGCACAGCCTTCACTCCGACTCGGGTTAATGGTGAGTCGCAGAACAGAGCCAGTCTTTGTACGGCTAAGACCAACGACACCGTTGAGCCTGCTGGCACTGTGACAGTGGTGAAGTCGTGGTACGTGCCCAGCACCGCTGGTGTGATCCAGCAGTTGCCTTTGGGTCGGGAGGTCTATCTCCCGCCCAGCACAATCATTGGAGTGCGGTGTAACGCTCCCCAGGCGCAGACAGTGGCGGTGAACATCGAGTTCGAGGAGTAATCCTTGTCGAACTCAATCTTCTTCGGCAGTCTTCCTTCAACCGCTGTGGGAGCAGGCAGCGGTGCAAACTCATTACGGTCTGCTACAACGACTCTGTCAACTGCTACTACCACAGTGGCTTCTACTGCTACTGCAAATCACTGGGGTCGAGTCAAAGCCGATGGCAGTGGGACCTGGGAGAACGCGCTGAGTCTTTCTGACCCCACTGTTGGCAATGAGCATGGCTGGCACTATGACACCAGCGGGTCGAGCGCTCTTGGTAGCGCTCCAGAGTTTCGTATCTCGAACGGTAGTAGTTTTACCTTCAAGTTCACTCTTACTTTTAGCGTAGGTCAGACGATTGCGTCAGGCGGTTTTAACTGTCGTCTTTATTCATATGATTCAGTAGCAAGCGCTTATTCGCTTATGGGTACTGCTACTAACGGTCCAACTCTCTCTTACACCAGTGGTGGAGCAACAACCAACACGTTTACTGGAAGTGTCAGTAATGGTGATTGGATTTTCAATCAGGGTGTCTATCTATACGCAGAGATCTGGGTAAAACTTACAAATGGTGGTTCCCAGACCATAGGAATATCAGAGAACACCTCAAGCGCTGCACTTACCCTTGGCAGTGTTGACACTCGTGAGTTCGACATTGTCTATATGGGTGGCAAGGGACAGCGCTCTGTCTTCTCGCAGGCTGTGAACAGAGCGGCGTTCATCTAATGGCTCGCCTTGGTCGGTCCCAACCAACTCCTCGCTACATCGTCAAGCCAGGGGTGGTTGATCCGCATTACATCCTGGGTGCCAATCCTGTTGTCATAACTCTCGGGTCAGTAGCCATGTCCGGCTCTGCCGGGATGACAGTTGGTTCTCTGGTCACCGACCAGGCCAGTATCTCGATGTCGGCAACATCCGTCGAGACTGTTGCTGCTGTTGATACCGCTGTAGCCGTTGTTGCTATGCATGGGGCTGCTTCGGCGACGGTGAGTGCAGTAGACACCGCGCTAGCAGCAGTTCATATGACTGCAACCACGGCGGTGTCGATTACTGGCAAAGACACCGCTCTTGCCTCAATCACCATGCACGCGACAACCACTCTCACCGAGACAGTGATCATCGGTGTGGCGATGGCGTTGAGTGCAACCACATCACTGACGGTTGCTGCCAAGGTCTCTACGACTGGAACTATTAGCCTTGCTGCAACAGCAGCGCTTGTTCCTGTTGGTGCTGTCTATCCGCCTGGGCGTTATTGGGTGCTGGGCACAGGGACATGGGATGGAGTCACCACAACGCACTGGTCTACTTACTCAGGTGGCCCTAGTGGTGCTTCGGTTCCCACAAGCAGTGACGATGTCTACTTTGACGGCAACAGTAGTGGTGGCACAACGACAGTTAGTGCCACTGTTCCTTGTCACAGTCTTAATGCGACTGGTTTCACCGGAACGATCAACATTCCCACTAACTCGATTCAGGTGTGGGGTCCAGCGGTTACGTTAGGCGCGACGATGACTACAGGTATTACCGGAGCCAGTGTCATCATTCAGAGCAGCACGATCATTACTTGTAATGGTAAGTCCATTCAGACCTTGGGCTTCTCTGGCGTAGGTATCACAGTGCAACAGGCTGATGCCTTGTTACTTACTGGTGGTTTGACGGTAACTAACGGGACCTGGCTCACTAACAACTTCAACGCCACAATGGCTTCGTTCAACTCGTCTAACACCAATGTGCGGACGTTGACGTTGGGGTCATCAAGCATCACCTTGACTGGTGCTGGTGGCGGCGGGTTGCCGTGGAACACCGGTACGTCTAACAACCTCACCGTCACTGCTAACACAGCCACCATCACAATGACGGACTCAAACGCCAACTTCGCCACCGGCAATGTCAATTGGAATGGTGCAACTATCGTCTTTACCCCAGTGGGTAATGGCACCTCAGTTGTTGCAGCAACGAGTGGTAGCACGTTCGGTAACGTCATCATGAACGGGTTCGCTGGTAAGACCGGCGCTCTCTCCTTCACTGGACCAGCGACGATCACTAACACGCTGACTGTGAATGGCAACAGTGTTCTGAACCGGATACTTGTTCAGTCCAATACCGTTGGTTCGTCACGCACTATTACTGCGGCGAATGTGGTCACGGCGAACACAGACTGGCAGGACATTACGGGGGCTGGTGCAGCCGACTGGGATCTGTCAGCGATTACAGGTAACTCGGGTGACTGTGGTGGCAACAGTGGCATCATCTTCACGCCTGCTATGACGAATTACTGGGTGTCTCCAGGGGCCGCTGGCAACTTTAGTGACATTACGAAATGGGCAAGCAGTTCTGGTGGTGCTGCCAGCAGTGGCCGTGTGCCACTCGCACAAGACTCTGTTCGGTTCGACGCCAACTCATTCACATCGAGCACCTCGGTTACGACCGATATGCCTCGTATTGGCAAGGACATCGATTGGACGGGTGCGACGAACTCACCAGTTTGGGGTCACTCTTCCATGCCGTTTGCTTCATTTGGCTCGGTAAAGATGATCTCGGCTATGACATTCAGTGGCACACAGACCTGGACATTGGCTGGTCGGGGGACGCATACGTTCACAAGTGCTGGCATGGTTATCACTATGTCATTGATCGTTAATGGTCCTGGTGGCTCATACACACTTGGTGATGCTTTCTCCTCATCAAATATTGGTGTGACTGTTACCAACGGTATGTTTGCTACCAATGGTTTTAATTACATCGCTCCTGGTCTGTTGCCAGGAGCCGGGTCTGGTGTGCGTACAGTTGACCTGGGCACATCGATTGTGACTCTGACCGCCACTGGCGGTAGCGCATTTGGGTTCAATGGCGCAACCAACCTGACTATCAACGCTGTTAACTCGACCATTGTCTTCACGGGCGCTGCTCCTGCCTGGAACGGTGGAGCAGTGATCTCAGGTACTGGCTTTGGTACGGTGCGTTGGGCATCAACTGTCACCGGCATCGTGCAGATGAACATGACCGGAGCCAATTACTCCATCGGCATGGTCGATTTCATCGGCTCAGGTAGTGCTGAGTTGCAGATACAGAACGCCATGACGTTCGGCGTCATGCAGATTGCCCCTGGGCGTTCCTTGCGTCTTCCACAGATTGTGGTTACGACTGTCGGGGCTTGGAATGTCACAGGCAGTGCGGGGAATCTGATCACTCTCTACTCTTCTGTTGCAGGCTCTCCAGCCCTGCTGCGTCCAACTTCAGGTGCAACCACACCGTTCATCTCGGACTACCTGGCCATCAAGGACATCACTGCTCAAGATCCAAGTGGTGGTTCTGGCGTTGGCCTTTGGTATGCCGGTGACAACTCGGTAAACAACGGCAACAATACAGGCTGGCTCTTCAATGCGCTGATCATCGGTGTATTGGCTATGGCAGCAAGTGCTGGTATGTCAGTTATCCCGAGTGATACCGAGTTGGCTACTACTCATATGTCAGCAACTGCTGGGCTAACTGTGGCGGCTCAGACCTTCATTCTGGCTGTTCTCACCATGGTGGCCAATGGCACCTTGACGGTGGAAGCCGGAGTCATCCTGGTCGCAGGGATGTTCAAGGTATGGGACGGTGCGACCTGGCAAATCTCTACTCCTAGGGCTTGGGATGGTGTGCAGTGGGTTGACGCTGTCATCAGGGTCTGGGATGGCGCTACCTGGAAGATGGTTCGTTAGACAAGATCGCATAGGGGATGGAGGCTTGCCTCGTGGCAATCGAGACTGTTCGGATTACCCAGGCCAATGGTCCTGGCATCGATCCCGATCAGGTGCTCAGTGCCTCTCCTGACTCTGTTATCCAGGGGTTCGATGACACCGGGCTGTTAGACCAGATCCAGGCCATGATCAATGACACCATCGCCACGTTGTTGATGGCATTGGCTGGGGTTACTGACGTCACCCCTGATCTGCTCGCCTCGATCATCCAGAACTCGCTGGACACCACAGCAGTTGGCAACTTTGGTGCACCGCCTGTTCCCTCGGCTCCTTCTTGTCAGGGCATTCCCTCTGGCATCTGGGTGACTTGGGATGGGCTTAACGCTGATCACACCAACTACCGGCCACCGGACTACGACCATGTCGATGTGCATGTCTCCACCACACCGAACTTCACCCCGGATGACACAACCAAGGTTGGATCAATCCAAGCCACTCCCAACAAGGGTGGGAGTTTCGTCTATCCCACCCAGCAGTACGGCGTGGTCTTCAACATCTGCTTGGTTGCAGTGAACCTCAAGGGTGACCAGAGCGCACCGTCAACTCAGGTGCAGTGCTCGCCGCTTCAGATCACCACCATTGATGTGGCTGACTACTCGCTTTTGGTGACTGACACCTATTCACCCTCACATGTGATGTTCTGATGGCTTATCCGACCCTTACCGCCAATAGTCCTGTCGCGGGATCGATCTCCTGGACAGCCTTCTCGATGTCCTACAAGGGCGTCACCTATGCGGTTGCTGCGGGTAGCACAGCGGCGGCTTGGGTGGCGTGGATCTACAACAGCGGTGTCCCACAAGTCGTCACGAACAACACAAAGCCCACCACTAGCGCAACTACTGCTGGCACTGTGGCGGGCTGGTCAGGAAGCACTCCGGTCATTGGACCTGATGACCTGTTGATGTTCGGCAACCGTGCTGGTGTGCCGATGGATGTGCAGCGCACCCAGATCATCACCGGGGACTTGGTAGCCACTGGAACCATCGTTGCCAGCAACATCGCTACCAACGCCATCACTGCAACCCAGATTGCTGCCAACACGATCACAGCAGCACAGATCGCAGCGGGAACAATCACAGCCAACGAGATAGCGGCCAACACCATCACTGGTGCGAAGATCGCTGCTAACACCATCACAGGCGACAAGATCCAGGCTGGGTCGATCACTGCCGCTGATCTGACTATTGGCAACCTGCGCGGGAACTTGGTCCTGAACGGCAACTTCGAGGACATCGACTCAACCGCTCATACGACTCTGGTGTGGCGTAACAACTTCCTCGGTGGGACAGGGACTGCCAGCAACACCACTCTGAATGCCAGCACAGTGATCGATGGTTCTGTCTCGGGTTACCTCAGTGGCAACGCTGATTTGACCTCAAACGCTTTTCCGGTGGCAGCAGGACAGACCTATTACGTTGCTGCGGTGGTTAGACCCAGCACGGCTGCACCTTCTGTCAGCCTGGTTGTCACCTTTGGGGCTACACAGGGCTACACCAATGCCACCAAGGTGGGGAACACGCCCACTGTCTCCAACTCACAAGTGATCGATTCATCCAACAACATCACTCTTCCTTCCACCAACGCCACTGCTGGTACGGCTTATGTGGTCAATAACTGGACCAGCGGCTCATCAGGGGCGGTCTACATTCTGTCCGGTCAGGTGACGGTGCCGGTTGGGGCTACTTGGGCGTCAGTGTCGGTGAACACCGCCTCAGGAACGATCAACGTAGACAACGTGCAGTTCAATGCCGTCGTGATCTCGGCTCACATCGCTGACGGTGCCATCGATGGACAGATCATTCGCACTGACCCAACTGGAGTAGCCAACCAACAGGTGGTGCTTAACTCCAGTACCCATGCATTTGAGGTATGGGTAAATGGTCATGCTGCTGGAAGCATTTATGGTTCTGCTTCAGCATTCGACAACATTATGATTCAGAGCGGTACGGCTTCACTACAGTTGTTTGGTGGTGGAGGTGGTGGTGCTTTTCTCAACGCAGGTGCTGGTTACCTTAACTTCACTGGACAGGTGATTGGTAACTGGGTTCCTGGCGCTTCTGCCGCCTATGACATCGGATCATCGTCTAACCGATGGAACAACGTCTGGTGTGTGAACGCCGCTGGTACCGGCCACGCTGACTTTAGTGGTGGCTACGTGATGATCACGTCGGCTCACACCTACACCAATGACTGGACTGGCACTCTTCCCACCATTGGTGGTGGCTCTACCACCTACCTGGTCAACTATGTCGATGGCACTGCTGTCAGCGCTATTGCCGGAAACACCAGGGTCAACGCTGGCACTAAGACCTTCGTCATCGACCACCCCACCGACAAGAGCAAGTACCTCGTCCATGGGGCCATTGAAGGACCGGAGAGTGCTGTTTTCTACCGGGGCCGAGGGCAGTTGGTCGATGGGTGCGCAGAGATCCATCTCCCGGACTACTTCACCGCCCTCTGTGACGAAAGCACTGCCACTGTGCATGTCACTCCCATTGCTGAAGTCCACAAGTGCGGTTACACGCCTTGCTATCCCTCGGATGAGGTCTGCAATGGCCATACCGAGGTGGCCAACCTGGTGGCCTCGCCACCCAAAGACGGTGTGTTCGCAGTTGGGCGAGCGGCTGGCTTCACCGAAGGCAATGCCGACAGCACCGAATTCACCTGGCTGGTTATGGCGACACGCCGGAACGAAGCGTTCGAGGTCGAACCATCCAAGAGCGAATACTCTCTACACGGAGATGGACCCTATACATATCTGGTGAAGGGAAATGGGGATGGATCAGCCAGTAGACGCGGGTGAGGTAATTGACGAACTGCTGGGGCAGATCGCCGCTATGCACCGTGAACTTGCGGTGCTTCGAGTGCAGTTGAGGCATAAGGATCAACAGGCAAAGCCGGTAATCCAGTCAGAGACACCGCAATGAGCCAGGCGCACGCTGAGGACATGACGGAGATCGTCTGCCAGGGGTGTAGCCAGAAACTCATCCGGCACTGTCCCAACAGTGTGGATTGCCTGTGGCTGGAGTGCGCACGCTGTCAGATGCTCATTGGTCCCCGCAACGTGGTCTTCTACGGCAAGGCAGCAAAGCGTGCTGAGGAGACCCAAAAGAGGCAGAACGGTGTCTGAAGATGGACGACGCAGACTTCAAGCCCATGCTTGGCGAGGTCGCTCGCCGTCTTGACGACGTCTTCAAACGATTCGAGCAGTTGGCAAATGATCTTCCTAAGACGTTTGTCAGCAAGGAACTCTATGACGCCTATCGTGAGACGGCGACAGCACAGCAAGATCAATTGAAGATTGTCATCGATAATCAGAGCAAGCGAATTGAAGACCTGGAGGATGACAAGAAATGGCTCTGGCGGTTGGTAGTTGGGGCGGTCATCATGGCGCTGCTGGGTCTGCTGCTTACGACTACGCACGCGATCTCAGGAAGTGCTCCAAAGTCCTCGAATTCCGGCTTGACCGCATCAGTGGTGGTGACCGAGTGAGAGCAAATAGTGGCTCATCGTCAGATGATGATGACCTCAAGGAGTACATCCTGGGAACGATTCGTCGGCTGGAGCGGCTAGCCGAGCGCCTTGAGGACTACGCGGAGGAGCAGAACCCTGATGGCGACCAAGACGACACCGCCGTCTAACGGCAGCAATGGGGATGCATCTCTACATCGTGAACTAATAACTGAGGTAAAGAATCTAAACGCTCAAGTAGGACAACTTCATACTGTTTTCGTTAAGCGTAAGGTTCTTTACATCATTCTTGGTATCGAATCCTTTATTGTGGTAGCCGCGCTGGTCGCTTTCGGTATCTTGCTCGGCATCGACCATTCCAACCAGAACTCCTTTATCAATAAGTCGTTCGGGACATGCCAAACGCGCAACGCACAGAACCAGGCGACTCGGACCTACCTCCAGCGGCAGTTGACCCTTCAGCAGGAGTCACAGGGCATCACAGCAGCCTTCCTGAGTCAGTTGAATGTCCACTTCACTCCGGCCCAGCAAAAGCAGATCGTTCAACTGACACTGGAGAGCCAGAAGGCTCTGCACGACTATTTCGTGTCGCAGCCGAAGCCGATTGACTGCGGGAAGTTGAAGTCATGACGGTTGCTGCTGACTTTGTCATCCAGCGACCTCCAGAGACTGACGACGAACTCTACGAACTCACCTGGACGCTGACGGGTATCCGTATCCCGCGCAACTCGGTGTGTGTTGAGCACTGCTCTCCCTTCGAGGCTTTCGCTGATGCCTTCTTCGCCCGGTCTCCGGTGTCGATTTGGAAGGCGTCCCGAGGCTTCGGAGGGAAGAGCAGAACCCTGGCTGCCTTGTCCTGGATGGAGGCAGTGGTTCTAGGCGCCGACATCTCTTTGCTGGGTGCCTCTGAGAACCAGTCCAAGAACGTCCACGACGCCATTTACGAATACTGGGACTCACCGCTGGCCCCTAGTCACATGCTGGCGCACTTTGGGCCGACAGAGATGCGGTTGACCAACAAGGCCCGTGTTCGACCTCTTACGGCCTCTCAGCGCACTGTTCGTGGTCCCCACCCTCAACGTCTTCGGCTAGACGAGATCGATGAGATGGACCTGGGCATCCTGGACGCTGCCATGGGCCAGCCAATGCCTGGTCGGGGCCTGGACACCCAGACCGTCATGTCCTCCACCCACCAGTACCCGGACAAGACCATGTACGAGGTCTTGCAGCGAGCAGTGGAGAACGACTGGCCGGTCTTTGAGTGGTGCTGGAAGGAATCAGCCAACCCCATCGATGGCTGGCTTGAGATGGAGACGGTTGAGCGGAAGAAGCAAGAAGTCTCCGCTCATATGTGGTCAGTTGAGTACGACCTGCAAGAGCCGACCCTGGGCACTCGTGCCATGGACACCGACTCGGTCGAGAACATGTTCGATAAAAAGAAGCCGATCAAGTCGCCATCCCTGCGCAAGGGCGGGATGGAAGAGCATCACATCGATGACTACCGGCGTAACGCTGACTATGTGATTGCTGCGGACTGGGCTAAGGAGCAGGACTTTACCGTCATCTCAGTATGGAGAACTGATGTCAAACCTTGGCAGTTGGTCCATTTCAAAAGGGGTAACCGGCACCCCTGGCCCGTCATGGTGGGGTGGTACAACAAACTCTTGGCCGAGTATCACTGCTATCGGGCCATCCACGACGGGACCGGCGTGGGCAACGTCGTCAACGACTATATTGACCAGCGGTCTACTCCCTTTCAGATGGTCGGTCGGGACCGGGATGAGATGCTCACCGAATACATCGCGGCTGTAGAGCGTGGTGAGTTCATCGCTCCTCGGATCGAAAGTGCCTACACCGACCACAAGTACGCCTCAGTGGAGTCGATCTACTCCCGCAGCAAGGACGAGCACCTGTCCGACATCATCTGCTCGTTTGCTCTGGCTTGGCATACCTGTCACCGCAAGCGGCCTAGGGCCGTGCCCATCAACGTCGGTCGTACCGGACTTGACGGCGAAGAGATGCATTCGTCCCCATGGCGTGATGTTGGCGGGAAGGCTTCACATCCTCCGGCCTCCAACACGTTCTCCTTTGACTTGAGGATATGAGTTGACCAAGGAATTCAAAGACCTAAAGAAACTCGTTGAAGGTCAGGGCTGGTCTGTGGAGAAGGCCAGGTCCAACCACTGGAAGTTCCGAGGCCCTCAGGGCCAGATGGTCGTGGTGGGAAACACCATTTCGGACTGGCGCGGGTTGAAGAACGCCAGGAGTCAGTTACGAAACGCCGGATGCAAGATAGAGTGAGGTTGCGGGTGCTCTGTCCACAGCAAAAAGCCCCACTCCGGTCCCTTGATCAAGGATCGGGTGGGGCTTTTTGTTACCGGTGCCGGAGGCGCTTCTTCAGCGCGCCCTTGGTGGCGTCGGCAACCGTATTCGCCGCTGCCGCGATGGCTACACCCTTGGCTGTGCCGATCACGGTGTTGCGAGCCCACTTGATGTGGGGGTTGGCCTTGGCCTTACGGGCGAGACCCTTGAGGGCCTCCTTCTCTCGATCAGCCATGACATATCCTTTCATAGAAGTTGTCTGACTGATATGAACCATATCCTATTGTGCATCATATGTCAAGTGATCCGTTGCGTGTCTTCAAGACAGCCACTAAGCGTTGGGTGATGATGGCGTCATGACCGTGGGTTTCTCTATCGATGGCTGGGACGGGGACGTCCTGGGGAGTGCACCCCGCAATGCCATGGTGGAGATCGGTGCAACCGGTCTACGCAGGTGGGGTGGGTATGTCGATGAGGAGTTCCTTCCTCAACTCCGTGGGCGTAAGGCCATCCAGATCTACAAGGAGATGGCTGAGAACGACCCGATGGTGGGGTCGCTGGTATGGGCCATCGACAAACTGCTTCGGCAAGTCACCTGGCGGGTTGACCCGGCTTCTTCGGACCCTGAGGACGCTCTGGCGGCTCAGTTCGTAGAAGAGTGCATGGACGATATGTCCCATACCTGGGACGACATGATCTCCGAGATCCTCTCCATGCTGGTCTACGGCTGGTCCTGGCACGAGGTGGTCTACAAGCGCCGGGTTGGTGACGTCCGCAACCCCTCGCTGAAGAGCAAGTTCAGCGACGGCATGGTCGGCTGGCGCAAGATCCCGATTCGAGCCCAAGAGACGCTCATGGAGTGGGGCTTCGATGACGACGGTGGCATCCAGAAGATGATCCAGTTGGCTCCGCCTGACTACAAGCGAGCCGAGATCCCGATCCAGAAGTCGCTGCTGTTCCGTACCGCGTTGCATAAAAATAACCCTGAAGGCAGATCTATTCTTCGCAACGCCTACCGCCCTTGGTACTTCAAGAAGCGGTTCGAGGAGATCGAAGGCATCGGGGTAGAGCGTGACCTGGCCGGATTGCCCAAGGCAGGTATCCCGGCTGAGTTCCTGATGGCTGACCCCACCTCCAAGGAGGGACAGGTCGCCAAGGCGTTCAAGGACATGGTCCGTAACGTGCGTCGGGATGAGCAGGAAGGTGTTGTCATCCCGCTGGCGTACGACGAAGAGTCAGGTAACCCGCTCTACTCCTTCGACCTGATGGCCAGCACAGGAGGCCGACAGTTCGACACAGACGCCATCATCCAGCGCTATGAGCAGCGCATTCTGATGACGGTTTTGGCTGACTTCATCCTGGTCGGTCACCAGGACTCAGGCTCTTACGCTCTGCACACCGACAAGACCGGAATCTTCCGGTCCAGCCTCAACTCATTCGCTACGGCGATTGCCAATGTCTTCAACCGGCACGAACTTCCTCGGTTGTTCGCTCTCAACGGCTGGCATCTTCAGACTCTGCCGGAGATCAAGCCGTCAGACGTTGATGCTCCTGACCTGACCGAACTTGGCGCTTTCATGGGTGCGATGACTCAGGCTGGGATGACGTTCTTCCCCGACCCGGACCTTGAGGAGTACATCCGCAAGATCGCCAAGTTGCCGGAGAAGAGCGAAGAGACCGTCATCATGCAGGCGCAGATGGCTGCTCAGCAGGCTGCACAGGAAGCGGCCTACAACGCGATGACTCAAGGACTGGCTGGTCCTGGCGGTGGAGACTTCGGTGACATGATGACGCTTAACGACTCGAACGGAGCCATGCAGTGACTGTCATGGTAGAGAAGGCTGCCATTCGGGTTGGTGCCCTTGGTGGTGTTCACCATGAGATTGAAGATCTTCCTGCCAGCATCTTGGACGGCCTTGGTGATCACGAAGGCGACAGGGATGCAGCAGGTGAAGTTGCTGCATACGTCTACACGCATTGGGACGACGATCTTTGGCGTAATGCCTTCTTGATGGCGCTACGGCAGCACATCGAGAACCAGTTCGTTCACCACAAGGCTGAGTTGCAAGCGCTCTACAACAAGGCTGTGGACACGGTTCAGCAGCAGGGACGTCGTGCCATCGTCAAGGCCTACATCAACGATGCCTTGTCTGAGTTGGTTGAGAAGGCTGAATGGGAAGAGCGGCTGCACCCGCGTAACAAGACGGGTGAGTTCACCTACGCCAACCGTGAGCAACAGGCATCTCTTGCCACTGCGATGCTGCACTCCCGTGGTGGATTCTATGGGGACGACCAGGAGTGGGAATTCACTATCCACCGGGCCAATGGCAAGGTCGATCGTGTTCCGATGACTGGCGGGAAACTTCCTCGGTTGCGTCGTGGTGACCGGGTTGTTCGCGCTCGTCAGATCACTGGTGTGCACGCACCGTTTACCGGTTCGGATGACACCGTCCACTTGGCTGAAGCATTGGGAGCCAATGCACGACAGGCTGGTTCTGCTGGTGCAGTCGTCAGTGAGATGAGCCGACAGGGCCGGATCAATTACGGCCCGAACTCTTGGTTCACTCGACTGGAAAGTGCATCTGAAACGATGCACGAGGCAACTTCTGGACTTCCTTTTGGGGCCAAGACCAGGGTTGCTATCGCCATGGGCAAGTATGTCGGCAAGCATGGCCCTGAAGTCTCTCGGGTGCTTGGTCCGCACATGATCCGTGCGCGATACAAGTACAAGGGCACTCAGGCTGATCCTTCGCAGTGGACGCAGACTGCTCGGTCAGGTCGGCAGACTGACTCCAAGGGCAACCCTGAGGACATTGCTGCATACCGTGAGCGGTTGACCCGGAACCTTGCGCAGACCAAAGCAAAGGGTGGGCTGGATGCAGTTCCTACTGCTGCCCAGACCGACCTGATGCTGAAGTCCGGTAACACTCCGCCTTCGCACGGCTACATCCTGGACTCCAATGGCAAGGTCACTTCGCAGGCTCATGGCTATGGCGATGACCACTACGTTCCGTTCAACCTTCGTAACCTGCATTCGCTGAACGGTGGGTCCTACACCCGATCTCGTGCTTTTGGTGGTCCGACGACTGAAGATATCGCTCTGGCGATGAAGACCGGCGCTACCGGCTTCAATGTCATCAGCCGCAACGGCATCTACCGGGTCAACTTCACCCCGCGCACCAACAAGACTGGCAAGAAGGTTGGGGCTTGGGCCAAGGATACTGCTGGTGACGCCAATCAGGTCATGGTGGACAAGTACGGTCGCCTGTTGGACCGGATCAAGAACGGCGCAGTCAACGACCCCGAGACTGGTGAGAAGGTTGCTCTCAATGGCCGGGGTTACTACCTGGCCCTTCAGACTCTCCAGAAGCAATTTCCCTACTTCATCCAGAACGTCTCTTGGGAAGGCCCCAAGGGTGTAGATGAACTCAAGGGCCTTCAGGCTTCAGACGCTGACACCGACCCCGGTTATGTGCGCCCGTACTACCTGAAGCCGTCAAGGGCAGTCCAGGGGTACTACGACGAACTTCTTGGTGGGCATCACTCGTTTGACGAGTTTGACTCACATCGTCTTGGTCGGGCTCGTGTCTGGGCAGCCCAGAAGGCTCGTGAGGACGCTGCTGCTGCTCGTCGGCGTGAAGAGGAGCGGACTCCTACTTACCGGGTTCCGGTTCGGCGGGAGGGTGAGGCTCCTACCAATCTCCCGTTCCGGGACCGCAATGTCTGGGCTGCTACTGGTGGCGGTGAAGGTGTAGGAACACGACCCCAGGCTGAGATTGAACGCAGCATGAATGTCCTCTCTAATGAGGACGCTTCTGCTTACGCCAGGTGGATCACTGCCGTTCTTGACCACGCCAGTGTTGGTGAAAACGCTCGTGCAGCGAGACTCAAGGACATCCTTAGGGCAAAGCAATACGAGGAAGAAGATCCCAACTCTGATCGTGGTAAGGCTTACCAGGAGTACACCGACTGGTATGACCGGTTGAAGCGTGACCCTGATGAGCGGGCTGAGATTGAAGACATCCTCGGTGAGGTTGCTCCTCAGGGTGGTACGGGTCTGGAGATCTACAACGACCGGCCCATCCTTCGCTCACAAGGAGAGACTGAGGAGAGCGTTCGTGGAGTCGCTCCTCATGCTGGTTATGCCGAAGATATCGAGGCCGATGACGAGTTCAAGGCCCGGTGGGGTTACCGGAACTGGAAGAACTACCAGAACTGGCGGCACAACTCAGGCAATCTCAAGCCTGACAAGCAGGCTCTCGTTGACTACTTCGAGACCCCGCGTGAGGACGAAGACTGGAATGGTATGTCTCCCAGGGACTACTGGGAGAACGTCGACCCTGAAGGCGAGTTCGATGGCCTTCCATATTGGCAGTGGTATGAGAACCAATACCTGGAAGCCAAGCATCGTGACGAGCACGGGACGATCGAAGGGTTCACACCGCCTCACCGCCCAAAAGAGATTAACTCCCGCCCATCGGTTGAGCGGGAGTTTCGGGGGGCTCCACAAGCGGGTGAGACTGAAATGGATGAATCCCAACGGCGTCGGGAGGAGTCATCGCATGAGCGTGAGCAACAGGCTGAACGTGAAGCCGATGAGTTCCTCCGTCGCAACTTCCCTGAAGGACCACCCGCATGACCGTTGACTACACCCAGTACGACGCCGAGACCCCGCTTGCAGGTGAGTACATCTCGCCCACCTGGGAGCGGGGTCAGGATGAGGCTGACGTTGCTGAGCAGTTGGGTTATGCCTTCGTTGCGGCTGTCCTAGTTGCTAAGGCGTTGGACTGGTCTGGGCTGGCCAAGAAGTGGTCAGATCGTGGTTTTCGGGATGAAGACCTCCAGCCAGTCCGTAAGTCCTTCACCTCTGCTCTGAAGAAGGCTGCGGGTGGTCTGCTTGTCCGGGCGGCGGGGTTGGGACGAGAGCAGGCGTTTGCTGACTTTGAGGCTGAGTTCGGCACTGAGGCGTGGCGATCTGTGGCCACTACTTGGTCGTCCGTCTATGGCAACGAGATGGCTAACCAGATCGCTGACCAGAGCCATAAGGCGATTGCGGAGGCAGTCCCGCAACTGATCAACGCCGGTCTACGCAGTGACCCGTTGGCTCAGACGATCAAGAAGTTCTATGGTCTGGCCCCTCGTGACATGAACTCCGTCATGACCTTCATGAAGCAGAAGGACAAGCCACGCAACCGCACCGTCCTGGACCTGGCTCAGCAGTTGCTGACGAAGCGGGCCACGGTGATTGGGGACGTGCAGTCCTTCACTGGTCTCAACTTCGGTCGGCAGTTGACGTACTTGGAGGCGATGGACTCCGGGCTGATGCCCAAGAGTGCCCGCAAGGTATGGGTCACTGCTATCGATGAGCGGGTCTGCAAGATCTGTAAGCCGATGGATGGCGTGATGGTGGGGATGATGGACACCTTCGCCATCGCCACCTCCTCGGGCACGATCAGGCTGTTGGTGCCTCCGGTGCATCCCAACTGTCGGTGCACAGTCGTCCCGGAAGAGAGGTATCGCCATGGGATCATCACCCGACGAGCGCGATTCCGCGATGAAGGACCGAACCATAGAGCCCGCCTCCGTAGCGAGATTAAAGATCTTGTCAGCCTGGGCAAGAGCGCTGAGCCGGTCGAGAAATTCAATCCTGCGCAGGCGAGAGATGCACTTGGACGCTTCGCTCCCGTTGCAGCAGCAGCCGCAGGAGCCTACGTCGCCGCCACCAACTTCCCCCGAGTGAAGGAAGATCAGCCAAAACTTCCCCGGCATTTGCGGCGAGTAGACCGGAAGGTAAAACAGGTCAAGAGCGGGACGTACATCGTTCCTCGGCAGTACCTGGACTTTCATATTCGCGGTCAGTCATATCGCATGGGAAATGAAGCGCATATCAACGATATGGCTCGCACCATGCGTATTAATGGGTACCGCATGTCTCCAGTGGAACTTAACGTCTATGACGATGCTGTTGATGTTGTCGATGGCAATCATCGAGTTGAAGCGGCTTATCGGGCGAAGGTTGGGTTCTTGCCGACCAAGATCAACCGGATCAAAGGCCCCAAGCCTGTGCGTCGTGGGGTGCTTAACACACTAGCCCAACGGCAGACGAATGAGGCCAGACGGCTGGCAGCAGCGAGATATGTCGGCTCCTTGGAGGAGACCAAGCCAAACCCGTTCCGTAGCCTCAACCAACGACTCATTGCTCAAGATGAGAAGCGTCAACGTAGTCGGTATCGATGGGAAGATAGGTCGCGCACTCGCACCATCAAACCGTTGTGAGCGACAAGCAACCGTAGAAAGGTCAGGCTGACCCCATGGCGTTTGATGTCTCCCAGGCTGCCCTTCCGGCGTTGTGGAAGTCTGATCCTGGCTTTGTAGCGCTGGCCAAGCATCTTTATGGTGACGAGGTCACCCTGGAAGACGTCTCCAAGGATCTGTTTGGTAAGTACAACCCTAACAAGTTGATTGGCCGGTTCGTCCACGCTGCCAGTGAGCACGGTGCTCTTTGTGGGGCCAAGAACGTCGCCAAGAAGACTTCTGACATGGACAAGGTCACTTGCCCTAACTGTGCTTTCCGTTCGATCGGGAAGAGTGACCCAGGTCCTTCTGACGTCCACGTCAACCGTCCGCTGAAGCGCGGCAAGAAGGTCATGACGATTCGTCCTCAGGACGATGAAGAGACCTTGGAGAAGGTTGGCAAGGTATTCGTTGACCTGGTCGAGAAGGCGTACGACGCCGGTCTGATCGATGACAAGGGCAACCTCAACGAGACCGAGATTCAGAAGAGTCGTGAGTACGTTCGTGATCATGCCGGACGGTTCTCTTCGACTGGACATCACGCTTCTCAGGCTGGTAAGGCCATTGCCGGTCTAGCCGCTGCTGGTGCCCTTGCTGGGACTGGAGCAGTGGTTGGTACTAAGGCCCCCAAGGCGATGAAATACGCCGGAGAGTCAATCAAGTACATCGGCTCTCATCTGAAGTCCTCAAATCCGGTTGAGCGGCATGTTGCTCGTGCTCTGCTCCCCCACGCTCTGAAGTCCACCGGCAAGGCAGTTGGACTGGCGGGTGTTGGTGCTACTGCTGCTGCGGGGGGTGTCTATGAGGGCACGCGGACCTACCAGGAGATGCGTGAGCACGCGGTTAAGAAGGACTGGAAGAAGTTCGATGACCAGCGCAAGCGGGAGAATCTCGCGTCTGCGGGTGTGATGACTGCGGGTGGGGGTGCTGGTGTTGCAGCGCTTGCGCATTCCGGTGAGAAGGAGCACAAGGCACGAGCAGCACGAGCAGAAGCAAATCAAGGCGATGCTCTTATCCGGCACGCTTTTAATGAGCCGCTCACGACTGAAGATCGTTTTGGCCCGGAAACTCCGCTTGGAAGGGCACGAAGCGAAAGACGAGTGCATCCTTCAGCGCAATCTTGGGCTGACCACGCCTCTCACATGGAGCGTGTGGCTGGCAACGCAAAGGAATTGGCTCGATCCGCTGGGCGAGTCAAGCGCGGCGGCGTTGCTGCTACTGCGGTTGGCGCAGGGCTCGTCGGTCTTTCAGCATATGAAGGCCATAAGGCCCGTACCAAGAAGAACCTTGACGTCACTTGGGAAGGTGACTTCTCCAAGGTTGACGAGGACAAGCGTCAGGTTTTTGGCTGGGCATCTGTCACTCAAATGGATGGCAAGCCGGTTGTTGATCTTCAGGGTGACTACATCCACCCAGACGACATCGAGAAGGCTGCCTATGACTACGTCGTGAAGGCCCGTGTGGGTGGTGACATGCACACCCGCGTGGACGAGTACGGCAACGTCATCGAGAAGTCCGACAAGCCGTTGCACGTCTCGGACCTGATTGAGTCGATGGTTTTCACACCGGAGAAGTGTGAGGCTATGGGCATCAGCAAAAACCTTGCCGGTCGATGGTGGACCGGGTTCCAGATCAATGACCCCGACGTCTGGGAGTCGGTGAAGAACGGCGAGCGCACCGGTTTCTCCATCCACGGTGCTGGGCTGCGTAAGTCGGTTGAGGTTAACGAATTGGACCCTGAGGCTGAACTTATCGGTAAGGCATATCAGGAATCCGATAGCGTAAGCGCTTTCATCGACAATCTTTGCACTCTTGAAGATATCACTGGGCACCAAGGCTTTGGTGATCTTGCTAAGCATTTGTCACACGGGATCAATGTGCCGCAGATCAACGCTCAGCAGGGTCGTAACGCAGGGGTCTACGGCTCAGTGGGATCTGGAGTCGGTGGTCTTACTGGCGGTGTCATCGGTGCCAAGTTGGGTCACCCTGGCGAAGGTGCTGGTATCGGAGCCGGTGTTGGTGGTCTGACTGGTACTGCGCTTGGAGTGCATTCCGGTAAGCAACAGCGTCCGCAGCGTCCCCCCTCTGTTGACATGGCTATGGGTGGTGTGAACAAGGCTGTAGACAACACCAACCGGATGGGTGGGCTGCCCACTTCTCGACAGGGCTTCTATCAGCAGTACGCCCTTCAGCAGGCCACGGAGATGCTGGCCCCTCAGGTGGCCCAGCACATCCAGACCATGCAGGAGCAGCGCTGGCAGCAGCAGATGATCGAGCAGCAGATGTTGGCTCAACAGGCCCAGCAAGCACCTCAGGACTTCACCGTGCGGATGGGGCCATATGCCAACCAGAGCAATGGGCAGAGTCAGAGCAACCCATTGGCACCCCCACAGCAGAGCCAGAGTCATACCCCAACGGCTCCACAACCCCAGCAACCGCAAACAATGTCGATCTAAGTTGACGACAAGCCCTAGATATCGCTGCACGCTGCTCCATAGGCAAGGGAGAGGTAGGAATGGCTAACTCGCGCAGGCTCCGTCGTGGGGTCGTGAAGCAGTTGAGCAACCTCTCGATTGACGAGGTCAGTCTCGTGGATCGGGGTGCCAACCAGCACGCACTCATCTCTATCGCCAAGCGTGCACCTGAGGCTGCTGATTATTTTGAAAAGGCAGAAGGGCACAATCTCTTCTCTGCGCCTTTCTCGCAACAGCGCAAGGCCAACTATCGACAGACCTACAAAGAGCATCCGCGTATTGCTGGTGCTTATGGTCTACCTACCGGACATGGTGCAGGCGCTACCGCTCATGTTCTTGGTGAGAATCTTGGTGGTATGGCTGCTGGTGCCGTTGGTGGTGCCAAGTTAGGGCACAAGATCGGCGGTGAAGGTGGCGCATTGGCGGGTGCTATTGGGGGTGGAATCGCCGGTAGTGCTGCTGGTGGTGCTCATGCTGGCCAGGTTGTTCACAACCACTACTACGGTAAGCGCGCCCCGGAGGAGACCTTGAACGTGGACGACCTCTTCTCGGTAGAGAAGAAGGGTTCATTTGGTCAAGGCGGTAACCAGGCCAAGTTGGATTCCTTCTCTGGTGATGACCCTGCTGGTGTGACTGACGACGAGAACGGCGAAAGTGGCGACGTCGGTCCTGGCAAGAAGATCTCCGGTGTGGAGACGACTGAGGGTGAAGACACCCCTCCGCAGAAGTCCAAGAAGAAGGGCCAGGGCGGGGATATCAACCCCACCAAGTTGTCTGGTCTTGGTAAGTCCAAGGACTTCTGGAAGAACGTCGTATCCAAGGTTCTCGATGGAGAGTTCGAGACAGACGGCGATGAGTATGGCGACGATGTAGGCAAGCACTTCCCTGGTGGAATGGGCGCACCGCAGAACCCTATGCAGTCGCCTTTCCCTGGGGCTCAGGGTGCAGGTATGGCTCCGACCATGCAGACCCCTGGGGTGCAGCCGATGGGTATGGGTCAGCCCACACCTCCTTCCGGTGGCGGAATGCAACAGCCGGGTGGCGGAATGGGACAGGCACTTCCCCCGGACGTTGTGCAGTACATCCAGCAACTGGAACAGGCTCTGGACCAGTTGACGGGTGGCGGGGATGACAGCAACAGCGACAACTCGGATGACTCGTCATCCACCAGCAGCGGTAGTAGCGACGACAACAAGAAGAACCCATTCGGCAAGAGTCTGGAGACTTCGGACATGGACGAAACGACTTTCCTCACGGAACTGGCGAAGTCGCTGGACGACGATGGTGCCGACAGCGAGTCGATTAGCAAGGCGCTGGAGATCGTCAGCAAGGCTGAGCAGCGTGCTCGCCAGGCTGAGGAGATCGCCAAGTCTGAGCGCGACCTGCGCCTGGAGCGTGAGTTCGTTGCCAAGGCGGCGGAGTTCAACCTCCCGGTCAAGGCAGACGACCTCGGCCCGGTGCTCAAGCGGGCAGCAGAGAACCTCGACGCAGAAGACTTCAAGACCATCGTCAAGTGCCTGCGGGCTAACACCGCCGCTGCTGACATGGGCGCACAGAACTTCTTCGGTGAGGTTGGCAAGCGTGGCGGTGGCGACAACGCGGACGTGATGTCCAGCGTCGAGGCTGCTGCTCAGGAACTGGTTGGTAAGTCAGCGGACATCACCCCGGAGGCGGCAACGCTTCAGGTGCTGGCAGACAACCCTCGGGCCTATGACGAATACATGCGCGATCACCCGTCGCGTCGGATGTTCCGGTAATCCAGGGTAAAGACCTAGGGAGCAAAAAGTGGCATACGAAGAGACTCTCAAGAGCATCACCCTGGATGCTGACGCAAGCATCGCGCTCTACACGGGTGTTGCAGGAACGCTGGGTGCCCCGGCCAACAACTCGGGCCTCCAGTACCGCTTCGTCAAGATCACTGGCGAGCACCAGTGTGGTCTTGCTACGGCGGCTACCGACCCGGTGGTCGGTGTGCTCCAGAGCAAGCCGCAGAACACCGGTAGCGAGGCTACGGTCGGCATCTTTGGCATCAGCAAGGTGGAAGCCGCTGGTGCAATCGCTGCTGGTGCTTCGGTGGCGTCAGACACCGTTGGTCGGGCGGTTTCGTCCGGCACCAACGTGATCGGTTATGCACTGCACAGCACGGCAGCGGCTGGAGAACTCTGCACTGTTCTCCTGCGGCTGAAGTAAGGGCCGTTGGCAACCAGGGACTCTGAGGAGTAACGGATGAACCCCACGCAGAGCGATCTGCACGTCAACGTGCCGCTCACCAACATCAGCATCGCCTACATGCAGTCGGCGGATGCCTACATCGCGGACAAGGTCTTTCCTTCTGTCCCGGTGCAGAAGCAGTCCGATCTGTACTGGAAGTACAACAAGGCGGAGTGGCGGCGTACGGACGTCGAGAAGCGTGCTCCCAGCACGGAGTCGCCGGGTGTGGGCTGGCACGTCAACACGGATTCGTACTTCGCACATGTGTACGCAGTCCACAAGGACATTGATGACCAACTTCGCGCCAACGCGGACAGCAACTTCTCGCTGGACCGGGACGCGACCAACTTCGTCACCAACCAACTCCTGCTGAAGCGGGACTTGGACTGGAACAACAAGTATTTCAAGACTGGTGTCTGGGCCAATGACCGGACGGGTGTTGCATCCGCTCCGACTGGTAACCAGTTCCTCCAGTGGGACCAGGCGGGTTCAAGCCCGATTGAGGATGTCACCAGCCAGATCATTGCCTTCCGGCAGCAGACTGGCTACGCCCCCAACACCATGGTGATCGGTGCGTACGTCCTCCAGGCCCTCCGTAACCACGCTGAGATCCTGGACAGGATCAAGTACACCGAGCGTGGCATCGTTACGGAAGACCTGATCGCCTCTCTGTTCGGTGTGCAGAAGATCCTGGTCTCCTACGCCACCTTCACCCAGAGCCCGGAGTTCCAGGACCCGGCAGTGACTGAGGCCAACGCTTCTTACTCCTTCATCGGTGGTGGCAAGTCGGCCCTGCTCTGCTACACGCCTTCTTCTCCTTCGGTGATGGAGCCTGCGGCTGGCTACACGTTCACCTGGAATGGCTACCTCGGTGGCAACCGCCGTGGTATCCGCATCAAGAACTTCCGCATGGAGAACATCGCCTCTGATCGCATCGAAGGTGAGATGACCTACGACATGAAGGTTGTCGCCCCGGACATGGGCGTGTTCTGGTCGAACGCGGTGGCCTAATGCCTAAGTCTCGGAATTTCGATCGGACTGCGCTCACCTACATTGCGCTCCGTCGCCTGAAGGTAGGCGCTGGCTGGCGTAATCCGGGTGACGCAGTCCCCGAGGCTGCCAATTGGCGCAATCTGCACAACTATCTGTCGGCCGGGTACCTCAAGATCCAGGGTGCCCGGACGGCTAACCCCAACATCAAGCAGGGGAAGTTCGCCTACACGCAGCAGACTAAGGCTGCGGGTAACAAGCCCTACACGAACCACCGCCCCGTGGGTGACGACCTGACTACCCCGTCCATCCCGGTTGACCAAACCTAGGAGTTGTAATGGCTGACAACAAGGACCGGGACGTCAACGAACTGTCCCCGGAAGAGGCGCAGGCACTCGCTGTTGAGCGCAGTAACGCCTCGAAGGAAGACTTCAACCCGTTGAAGGACGACCACGACCCGGCTAACAGTGTGGTTGAGACTGCTGACCGTGGTTCGGTTTTCGTCAAGGACCTGGTAGACCACGATGACCCGGTCATTGCTGCGGACGCTCAGGCTGTGGTGGACGGTAACTATCCCGGTGGGCCGAACTATCCGAATGGTCCGGCCAAGCAGTCGGAGCCTCGCAAGGCTGCTGCTCCCAAGAGCGAGCCGCCCAAGGATCAGCAGGCTTCCTAAAGACAGATACAACATAGAAGGGTCACCCTATGGCTTGGTCCTATAGCGGTGACCCTTCTGCATCTCCGCTAGACGCCGTACGGTTCCTCCTGGGCGACACTGACCAGACGGACCAGTTGACGCTGTCCAACCAAGAGATCACCTGGCTGCTCTCTGAGTGGGACAACAACCTCTACCTTGCTGCTGCTGCGGGTGCTGAGCAACTGGCTGGTCAGTTCGCTAGGGAGGTCACCTACACCTCAGATGGTGTCAACTTCACCGGCACCGAACTCCAGCAGAAGTACCTGCAACTGGCTCAGCAACTCCGTCTTGAGAACAAGCGGAAGGGTCGGGTTGCCTCTCCGTTCGATGGCTCCAACGACTGGTGTGACTGGGTCGAGAACGCAGAGCGGATCAGGATCGGAATGCACGACTCTCGTCGGGAAGGTGCCAACCTCAACCCCTTCTGGGGTGTCCCTAACCCAATTGAGGACCCGTCTTCCCCAGGGGGGTATGCAGAGGGATGAGGATGCCAGTCCCATCTGCTCGGGCTCGGTCCTACCTCTACAAGATGACGGTGGGACAGATGACCTCCACCGTCACCATTGAGCGCCCTGCGGTGCCAACCTTCGACTCCACTACGGGGATGAGCACCGCACATACCTCGGTAGTGGTCTGGTCAGGTCCGGCTCGGATCTACTCCACTACTGGCGGGATGCAACTTGTGGGCGGAGGACTCGCCGCCATTGGCCAGTCCACTGTCTCCATCCCACAGGATGCTCCCCTGCCCAAGGTGGACGACATGGTCGAGGTGACCGCCTCACCAGACGACCCGGCAATGGTTGGGCGTAGGTATCGCGTTATTGATGTCACTGAAGGTGGCATTCTCTCTCCCTCACGGCAGTTGACGGTGACCACCCAAGAAGGCTCACCATGGACGTCATGACCATCTTCAAGGTCGCAGGAGAGCCATCCCCCTCCTGCGGCCCTGTGGAGGGTTGATGGCTGACAACACTGCTGCCACCGTGCAGATGGCTGCACTAGCCCAGGACCTGGCTAACGCTTCGGGAGAGGCGTTCAAGACCGTGGCCAGTGGGCTGCTCAACTCTGCCATCACCCAGGTTGCTACCTATGCCCAGCAGTACGCACCACGTCGGACGGGACGACTGGCCAACGCATTCGGCAGTGAGATCCATGGGCTATCTGGCTCGGTCTACAACACTGCGCCCTACGCCAAGTTCAACGAGTTTGGTACTGGGACCAGAGGCGAGTTCCCTGGCTCCCCCATCGTCATCGTTCCCAAGCGGGCTAAGTATCTGCGGTTCAAGACCAAGGACGGAAGAGTGATCTATACCAAGAGGGTGGTCAACCCCGGTATGGCTCCTCGGCCCTTCCTGCGTCCTGCGGTAGAGCGTATCGCTCTCCCTTTCGCTTCCAACCTGGGAGACGCAGCCGTAGCCACCATTGTCCAAGGGCCTAACGCTCCAGAGACCCTGACCAACGCTCCTGCCACTGGATGGCACTGATGGCTGGGGTACAGCGCAGGACCTTTACAGAGGCGGTCTTGGCCGCGCTGACCAACGTAGGCAAGCCGGTAGGAGACGCTGAGATCCCTCGGGGTGGGGTTGCTGGCTGGCAGGGGGAGCCCAATCAGGACGGGACCAACTTCGTTCCCTATGTGGTGCTGACCCCGATCCAGACGATGCCTGCAACAGGACCTTGGGATGATCCGCAAGGAGACCTGGTCATTCCCTATAACCTGACGTCATATGGTGTGTCACGAGAGCAATGCGAATGGATGGCTGATGCATCCCGTGAAGCCATCGCTGATTTGGCTCAGCAAGATGTTCTCCAGTGGTCCGGGACAGGAAGCGCCTACCAGCGCAGAATTCAGCAAGTAGCAGTGCAGTCCATTGGTGCGGTGCAACGTATTGACCAAACCGATCCTGCCTACTATGCACAATCCGACATCGTGGCTCTATGGACGAGCCGGTAAAGGAGTTCGCAATGGCCGACGAGCGTGACTTGGAGCGGGTCGTCAAGATCGCGGCTCCTTACGATGAGAACGTCCATTCAGAGGTGTTGGTCGAAAGTCTCCCGGTGTGGTTCGACCTTGGTTGGCAGAAGGTTGAGGGCGAGGATTACGGCGTCTATAACGACGTGGAGCCTGCTGCTGCCGATACCAGTCCGTCATATGAGTTTCGTACCCAGGACACTCCGGCACCGGTGAAGGCACCATCGCCGGTTAAGCCGCCTGCGCCTAACCCCCCGACTACGCCGACCCCGTAGTTCACGACAAGACAGACAGGCAGAGATCACGATGTCGTTGACGTCGCGGTCGTGCGAATAGGAGAAGCCTGATGGCACGCACTATCCCCAACCAACATTCGTACATCACGTTCGTGACGACGATTGCCTCTCCCACTCTTGCTCCTACGGCGGCAGAGATCTCTGGCGGGGTAAACCTTACTAGTTTCGTCATCAGCCTGAACGCGAGTACGACCGGTAACACCGTTGCCACCCCGTCCTTCGACTCGACCTTCGAGACGAGCATTCCGGGTACGGTCACGGCGACGTTCGAGGCTGATTTCTACCGGGATGACACCACTGACACGGCCTGGCTCACGCTCCCGCGTGGTACCAAGGGGTATTTCGTGGTCTCCCGGTTCGGTGGCACTGGTGCGAACAACCTGCCGATGGCAGGCGACAAGGTTGAGGTCTGGCCGGTCACCGTGCAGACTCGCTCCGGTCAGAACATGACCAACAACACGGCTCAGACCATGACGGTGCAGTGCTCGGTGCCGCAGGTGCCGAACGAGGCTGCTCTCGTCTCCTAGTTCGACAAGACCCCTAACTCCATAAACAGTAGGGCCGGGGATGGCCAGCAAGAATGATCTGGAGGCTCTGAAGATGGCGAACGCTCAGCGCGAACGGGCCACTGCTGACATGCTGCTGAAGAAGCGGCGTCAGGAGAGGTCCGTTTCCGTTTCCCTGCCCGGTGAAGACGGGCCGGTTGATGTTGACCTGCTCTTCCGGGCCATCGGAAACAACGAGTACGACAAGTTGGTCACTAAGTACCCACCCACTCCCTCCCAGAAGAAGGAGGGGATGACCTATGACATGGACAGGTTCGCCCCACAGTTGCTCTCTCGGGTGTGTGTCGATCCGGCCATGACGGTGGAGGACTGGACCAACATCTGGAACTCAGATGAGTGGAACCGTGGCGAACTGATGAGCGTCTACCTGGCTGCGGTGGATGTCTGCACCAGGGGCCTGGACGTAAACCCTACCGACAGCGACTGAGGTATGACCCTCAGTTCGCACTAGAGGTCTCTTACTGCACTGAGTTAGGCATACCGCACTCCAAGTTCTTGGCCTGGAACCCTGAAGATAGGGCAAAGGCGTTGGCCTGGAAGTTGGAGGAGGCGGCTCGCTGCTCTCTGTGTGGCACTGCCGATTGGGAGTGGGCGGAGGACCAGTACGCCTATGAGCCACAGGAGCAGTGGTGCAAGGGCTGCTACTTGAAAGACATCACCAACGAAACCAAGGACAATCTCCCTGGGACCACTGTCAGGTTGGTTCCTGCTGCTATTGCTGAGATGACCAGGGAGCGCCGGTGACCACGATGGCTGGCATGGACAGCCGTAACGTCCAGGTCAACCTCACCGCAAACGTCTCCCCCTACCAGCGGGCAATGCAGGATGCGGCCAAGGCCACTAACGTCGCTCTGCTTGGCGTTACCAAACTGGGTAAGGGTATCGATGATCTGGTAAAGCGTGCTGGTAAGCGCATGGTGCTTATCGGTGCAAGTGACATCGCTGCTCTTACGGCTGCTGCTGAGGCTGCCAATCGTCTCGATGTAGCCATGTCGGGGGTACGGGCCAACTCGGCTGTCACTGGACAGTCAGTGGCGGCACTGCGCGGTGAGGTCCTCAACCTCTCCCGGTCCATCCCGGACTCCACCAACAACATCGCCAGGCTGGTTGGTCAGGTCCAGGCGCTCGGTATCCAGGGCACCAAGAACATCTCCCAGTTCACGGTGATGGCAGAGCGCTTGGCTGCTGCTACCAACACCGCACCTGGCCAGTTGCTCTCCCAGATCGTGCAGATGAACCGGGAGATGGGGTCAGGGCTCTCCACCGTTTCCAACTACTCCTCGGCTCTGATCGAACTCTCCAAGTTGAACGGTGTCGGAGCCAGCGACATCATGGGCTTCGCCCAGTCCATTCAGGCCGTTGCTCAGCAGGCCGGTTATACCCAGACCCAGGTGTTGGGCCTGGCTACCGCCTTCACCAGGGCGGGCGCGGACTCCTCGGCAGCAGCCAACGTCTTCACCTCGATCACTAGCCAGATCAACCAGGCGATCGTTTCCAACAACGCCCAATTGTCCTACTTCGCCAAGTTGGTTGGGCAGACTTCCGCACAGTTCCGGGCCTTCGCCCAGAGCCATCCGGCCCAGGCCTTTGAGCAGATCCTCACTGCCATCCAGAGTCAAGGTCAAAAGGGCATCATGACCCTCCAGCAGTTGGGTCTTGATGGCAACCGGGCGATCCGGGTCATCGCCGCACTGACTGGTGGGCAAGCAAATATCGCCCAGAGCATGAACCAGGCATCTGCTGCCTATGCCCGGAACAATGCTCTGACCCAGTCGTCCAACGCGGCTTGGAAAGACCTCTCCTCGACCATGCAGGAGTTCCGCAACCAGATCAACGACATCGTGGTCCGTATTGGTGGACCGATGTTGCATGTCCTCAACTTGTTCTTCGAGGGTGCCAACAAGGTTCTGGGGCCGATCAACTCACTGCTGGCGATGATGGGACCGATCCCTGGCATTGTCGCTGGCATTGGTGGCGCTTTCTTGATGGTGACCGGCACCATCACCGCTTTCTCTATTGCCTTGCTGGCTGCGGTAGCAGCATGGCGAAGCCTCTCCGGCATGACCGGCACCAACACCCTTCAGGGTCTGGCCAGCGGGTTACGGGCTCCGCAAGGCACGCCGTACCAGGAGGGTGCGCGGACCTTCCTTCGCCAGCGTCCGATTGACATGACATCTCGGTCCAAGGCGGCTAACCGGATCTTTGCTGGCACCTACGGGTTGGGCCAGCGGTTCTCTGCACCCCCGCCTGAAGACCCAACTATCGCTCAGCGGATGGTTGCGGCCACTGGTCGAGGGATGCGTGGGATAGCGATGTTCCCCCTCAAGAAGTTGGGGGCGGAGATCACCGAGGCTGGGGACACCCTCGGTCTGCCGGTGCTGAACCGTAATCGCTTCGACCCAAGAGCGATTGGTGATTACACCCGACGTCAGACCGAGGCCTACAGCCCGTACTCGATCCCCGGCATGTTCACGCGGGGTCAGCAGGCCGTGCACAACCTTCGGGTCAAGATCTTCGGTGACTCCACTGACGTCGAAGAGAAGATCAAGACGGCAAAGGCTGATGCTGCTCAGGGTGCCCGGATGCCGATTCGGGGGTCGTTGTCCGAACAGGCAGTAACGGGGGTTGTTCCTCCTGGTCGTCCACTTCCTGGTGAAGCGGAGATGG